AAATATTTTTATTTTATTTTTTTTTTTTTATTATTAGTTGTTAATAATTCTTCTTTTGAGTTGTTGAGTTTAGAAGTATCAAAAATAATTGATATTTGATTTAAAAAATTTCCTTTAGTTACAACTCTTTCTTTTACATTTTTTTTTTTTATTTTAACTTTAGATACACTATCTTTTGTTATAAGATGTTTATTATATAATTTACCAATAATTATATCATCAAATTCATTAAAATATAAACCAATATTTTCTATATTAAAATTAATTAATGATATATTTGCAGTTGCGGTTATTGTAGAAATTTTAATATCAGGTAATGTTAATAATTCATTTTTATAGTATAATAACATTTCTATTAATGATAAGTTATGTGTTTTTTTATTATTATCATCTATTTCATCATATAAATTATCATCATCATCATCATTATCATCGTCATCATCGTCGTTATCAATATAATCATCATCAATATTATCATTTTCTTGATTTAAATTCATTTTTATTTAATAAATTATGTATTATAATATATAAATCAATTTTTATACATCATTAATTTCTTCAAATTTAGCATATATATAACCATCAGATTTGGAATATAATTTTTTGCAATTTATTTCAATAATTTGACAATCATCGTTATATAATTTATTATTGAAAGCATCTAAAACAAATTTAACCATATTATCTAAATCTTTATTATTAGTATTATAGTTAGGTGAGTTTGGTTTAAGTTCATTTGATTTTTTTCCAGTTCTATAATGATTTTTAGGTCTTTTACAATAAAAATTTAATTCACATTTAATTGGTTTAGACATTTTTAGTTCAGGTAAGACACCAATAGTTTTTATAAAATCATCTTTATCTTTTTTGGATGGATCATATGTTCCTCCTTTTAAACGGTGTCTGTGTCTTTTTAAACTCATTGGTTCAAAATTAATAGTGGCTTCAAACATAATAAAATTTAATATTAAAATTTTATATTAATTAATAAAAAAATAATTTAATTTATTTATTTGTAATATTTGGATTATTATTTAATAAATAATCTATTTTATTAGATTGTTTAGTAGTTTCTTCAACAATAAATGGTGTTGAAATAAAAGGAATTTGTAATATTTTAATTTTATTAAGTATTAATTTAAAGTTATTTCTGTATTCTTTGATAGTTAAAGGACCTCCAAATTTTTCTAAAACGGTTCTATCATCAGCAGGCTTAAATGATATTGCAGAAACATCTTTAATATTATCTTTAAATAATTCATAATATAGTTTTTTTAATAATCTATCTTTTTTATTAAAATCATTATCATTTAATATATTTGTTAAATAACAATTAAAAGAACAAAATAATTTTGAATTACCATTTCCAGATATTATAAATTTACCATTTTTAAATCCAATTATATCATATAATGGATATGTATCAAATTCATAACAACAATTATAACAACATAAATTAGTTAATTTAGGTTCAACAACATTATCATTTATATCTGTAAAAACCGTATTATCATAATGTTTTATTTCAGTATTAAACATTGGAGTTAATTTATCAATATATTCTTTTAAATCTTTATTTTCTTCAGATAAATTTTTAATTATATATTTTAAATTTGATATTTTTAATGTATCTTCCATTTTATCAGTTTGTTCGTTAGTTATTGAATTAATATTTTTATCAATTTCTAATAATGACATACCATTCTCTTCTAATTTATCAATCTCTTCTTTTGATAAATTTTTTAAATGAACTATTATTTCATTATTTTTATTATTAATAGGAGAATTTTCTTTAACTTTTTCTTTTGTTTTATTTTTTGGAGGTCTTCCTCTCTTTTTTTTTTGTATAATAGTTTCTTCTTCTTGTATACTATCAATAATTTCACTTATACTTAAATTTTCATCCATCTTAAATTTATTTTATTTTATTATTTTTATTTCAATTTTTATTTGCTTTTAATTACAATACCTTTGCCCTTTTTAAAGCTTTTTTTAGAATACATTGATTTATTTTTAGAGGATTTATTTTTAGAGGATGAGCTTGTATCACTTTTATCATTTTCAAGTTCTAAATCTAATGAATTATTAATATCACTTCTTAAATTTTTTAATTGATTTTTAATATCAATAGTTCTATTATTTTCAGTATTTTCAGAATGGATATTATTTTCCATATATCTTTTTTGAATATTTTCCATTTCATTTAATCTATCATTTTGTTGAATATTTTGATTATGAATATCTTTTAAATCTCTAAAATTTTTCATTTCATTAAACGAATTTTTATGTTCTTTATCAATAGTATCTTGTATAACAGTATTACCATATATTGATTCTTGTTTTGCTTTTTCTCTCATCATTTCAATATCACTCTTTGTATTGACACCACTTTTTGTTTTTTTAATATCAGTTTCTTTATTCATATTACCTAATTGTGTTCCTAACAATGAAGATAATAAAATAAATAATAATCTAATTTCCGGTGAATAAGCTGAACCTTGTTTATTATATTTAATATATAAATCTCCTAAAATTTCATAAATATCTTTTCTCTGACTATCCATTCTTCTACTCCAACCGTGAATATTTACACCATAATTTTCTCCATAATTATCTGATAATAATTCTAATCCCTCAACACTTGTTAAGAGCAATCCAGACATCCAAGATACAGCACTAGTTTTATTTATAATTTTTCTATGAAACTCTAATTCGTGTTTCATTTCATAATAATCAGAATTAATTGAATATGATTTTGTTAATTTAATTCCTCGATTTTTAGCTAAATCACCCAATTCTCCTAATAAAACTAATTTTCTTTGTTTTTTTTTATATTCAGATAATGAATTATAATCATCATATTCATCATCATCACAAAATTCGTCACTTTTATATCTATCTGATTTTTCAAATTCATCTTCATATTCACTTGTTTTACCCCTACCTCTACTATAATTATGTTTTGAATGATTATCAGTTGGATTGGATGGTCTTTTTTTAAAAGTATTATTATTAATAAAATGATTATTATTACTTTTTTCATCAAAATAATCATCATCAGTTTCTACAACACTATCGTGTATTTGATGTATTACATCAGGAGCTTTATTTTTGTCAAATTTGATTCTACTTTCTTCAGGTTTTAATTTTTCTGAATTAGCAATTACATCTGCCATATAATCAGTTCTATAATCAGTATTATTATTATCATCATTGGAAGAATTTGTTGAATTATCACTCATAGATAATATATAATTATTAAAATAAACTTATAATAATTTATAAACACAATTTTTTTAATTTATTATTTAATTATAACCATATATATTTTATAATAAAATATTATATATATCATTATATAAATGAATTTTTATAATTTTGATAATAATACTGAAGAAAATTTTTATGATAAAAATTATTCTGAAATAGAAAATACTTCTGAAATTGTAAATGATGTTTTGAAAAAAAATGAAGGAACAAATCTTACTGATAATAAAAAACCAAAATGTTTAACTCATAAAGATTGTGTGTTAATATATTTAAATCCAAATATTACATCAATAAATAAATATACAAATGCTATGAAACATATTAAGCATTGTTCCACTTGTCGAAATGAAATTAGTAAAAATAAGGTTAATGATAATTCATCATTAAATTCATCAAATAGTATTTTGAAGAAAAGTGAAAAAATAGTGAGACCTGAAAAGGTTATTGAGAATTATTCTATTCCTGAGAAAAAAATAATTATAAATAAGAATGATGAATACAAAAAAATGATACAAGATGAAAAAAATTTAAAATATCAAAATTTGATGTTAGAAACAACAATGTCTAAATATTTAGAAAATATTGATGAAAGAAAAAAGTTGAATGATAATATTAATAAAATTTTATCATTATTGGCTGAAAATAATACAAAAATTAATAATAACCAAACAAAAGGATATGCGGATAATACATTTTTATATGTTTGTTTATTTGTAGTTATTATATTGCTTGTAATTGATATAGTATTAAAAATAAAAAATTAATTTTCTTTTAAATATTTCCAAGTTATAAAAATCATATTTTCTTTTAAATCAATAAAAGTTTGAAAATTATTTTTTCTTAATTTTTTTTGTATGTAATGTAAACATTCATCAGTGTTATAATGTTTATACACGTTATTTTCAGATGGGACTTTATAAAAAATATCAGTTTCACCTATATTTAAAGCATTTTTAATTTTTTTCATACAATCTAAATATATAGAATTTCTAAATTCATTTAATTTAGATTTATCTGTATTAATTTCTGTTTTTATTTGTTTCATTAATTCTTTTGGGTTTAAATCTTTATCATCAAAATTATCATCTAAATAACTCATTATACTAAATTAATATAAAAAATATTTTATTTTATTATTTAATGAGTGAAAAAAATATTAAAAATAAATTAGTTATTTCGGGTGGTGGAGTAAAAGGATTAACAATATTAGGATATTTACACAAATTATATGAAAATAATCTTTTAGATAATATTAATAAATATTGTGGAACTTCAGTAGGTTCAATTATATGTTTTTTATTATTAATTGGATATAAACCAAATGAAATATTTTATATTCTTATGGAAATAGATTTTGAAAGTTTATTATTATATTCTTTTGATGATATAATTGATAATCCACATATTGGTTTATATTCAACAAAACCAATTTTATTTACAATAAAAAAAATGACAAAAAATAAAAAAATATCATTAAAAATTACTTTTAAAGAATTATTTGAAAAATTTAACAAATCTATAGCAATAACAGGTGTATGTTTAAATGATAATTCATTACATTTTTTTGATAAAAAAAATAATCCCGATATGGAAGTAATTAAAGCAATTGAAATATCTATATCAATTCCCCTTGTATTTAAACCAGTTAATTTTAATAATAAAATATGGGTTGATGGTGGAACACTTAATAATTATCCTATTAATTATTTTGATAATGATTTAGATAATTTAATTGGAATTAAACTAAAAAGTGAAGATATTATTATAGAACAATTTAATTCACATCAAGATTATTTATATCAATTAATGAAATGTTTATTAAAATCTATTAATAATAATAAAAAAAAATATAAAAAAATAACTATTGAATTATTAGTTGATAATACCAACAATATAAATATTAATAATGAACAAAAATTAGAATTATATAATCAAGGATATAAACACTCAATAAAAATTTTTTTATAATATAAATATATAAATGATTTATTCAAATATTAATGATATGGAACATTTTTATAAATTTAAAATGAAAAAAGTTGGTAAAATTGCTAAAGGAGCTGCTAAAGGAGCTGTTAAAGTAGCAACATCCAAAGGTGCTAGAAAACTTGCTCAAGGGGCACTTAAAACTGGAGGTAAAATTGGTAAAGGAGGTCTAAAAGTATTAGATAAAATAAATCCTTTATCAATAACTACAGGTATATTTGGTGGTAATAAAACAATGTCTTATGTGTGTTCTGCTTTAGTATGTCTTATTTTAGTAGCAATTATTCTTTTTCAACTTAAAAACTAATTTAATTATCTAAAACATCATCAACAATATTTAAATCATCAACATTAATTTCATTCTCAATTTTCATAAAATTTTTAATTTCTTTTGTCTTTTTATAATCTTTGAAATTATCTTTAATTTCACTATTAATTTTTAATGTTTCCAATTCCCTTTCTTTTAATAGATTATCAAACTCATTTTTTGTTAATTTTTTATCATCCTTCTTTTTATTTTTCCAAGAATTAAAACTATCCACATTAAAATCTTTTTTTACATTTGATACATTCATATCTCCAAAATTATTAAATGAAGCAAAACTACTATCCGCAACAGATGAACTATTATTATCAAATAAACTATATCCTAAATTATTATTATTTAATAAATCATATGTCATTATTGGTTTTTCAGTTAATTGTGTTTCATTACTTCTACTTTTCATAAATTCAAAAATGTCATTTACCGTGATATTTTCATTTTCCTTTACCATATTACTGAAATAATCATCTGTATCTTCAATATCATACATATTTCTTTCTGTCTCAATATCCTTTATTTTATTTTTCATATTATCCTCATTTAAAGCTTTATCTTTTTCTTGTTTATCAAAAACATTATCATATAAATTATTAATCTCATCTTCATTTAATGGTTTTGTATTTTCCATTTTAAATTTATCAAAACTACTTTTAAAATAGTCTAACATATGTTCGTTTTTATTATCTTCATTTTTATTATTTAAATATTCTAAATCATAACGTTTTCTTAAATTATCATCAGATAAACATTCATAAGCCCTTGATAGTAATTCAAACATTTCAATATTACCACCGTGGTCTGGATGATGTTTTCTTGCCATATTTCTATAATTTTTACTAATTTCTTCAATTGTTGCATCACTATCAACATTTAAAATTTCATAATAATCTTCAAATACATTAGAATTATCCACAAAAAATTCACTCATTGTATAAATAGATATTTAAATTTATTTTTTAATTATTTTTTTAAAATAATTCTTTAATATTATTTGATGTAATCATTTTATCTAATTTTTCTTTTTTACCATTTTTATTAACAATTAAGCTTGGTAAATATTTAATTTTATTTTCTTGAAATAATTCATCATTATCTTTATTATTTTCAATGAATTTAAACTTAATATTTTTATTTTCTTTTAATAGTTCATTTTTAATTTTGTCGTGTTCATTTTCCTTATAATTTTTACAAGCAGGACACCAATCAGCAACAAATATCATTATAATTATTTCATCTTCTAATTTTTCATATCCTTCTTTTGTTTGATTATTTAAATATAAAGCCACTAAAATTAAAATTAATAATAAAACTTCAAAACTATTCATATTATATTATAAATTTATAAAAAAATAATAATTATATTTATTAAATGTCTAATAATCCTAAATATAAAACAACTGAATTAGAAAATATAAAAAACCCTCTTAAAATGTATGAGAAAAGAAATAAAATTCAAAAAAAAAATCCATCAATAGAAGTTATAGATGAATTAAAAAAACAAGCAAATGCTACACCAAAAGTTTCATCTACAAATATTCCATTATATGTTGAAAGAGGTTTAAAAGCAGAAGGAGCAACAGATTTAATTATGAGTGCTTTAGCATTAGCTGGTGGTGATAATAATGATTATAAACAATCTTTGAATACAATTAAATATAATGATAATATAAATGAATTATTATTAAATACAGTTAATAAGTTAAAACAAAAAGGTTATAATACAAATAAATTATATAATGAATTAAAAATAGTTAGTGATGATTTTAAAAATATTGAAAATGAATTAAATAATTCTATAAATAATAATATTGTTAAATATGGTGGAAATTATATAAAAAATAATATAGATAATTTAAATTTTGAAAAATACAAAAATAAAAAATTAGAAATTATACACTATTTAGAAAAATTATTTAATTTGTTATAAATTTATAATAATTATTTATTTTCTATAAATATTTTTTTATAATAATTAATTATAAAGATAATAATGTCTGGTGGAAGTGATAATCAATTAAGTTTTATATTTCCTAATAATGTTTATAATTATTTGAATACTGGAAGTGGAGAAATTTCTCAAGCTGATTGTGATTTGTTAGTTAAAAATATTAATAAATTTGATCCTTGTGGTAAAGATACTTTAAAAACTCTTTTAAAAAGACTTTTGTCACAAGATGGTTCAAGTATTCCTAATGTTGAAATTGATAAAATTGATTGTATTAGTGATAAATTAAAACAAAAAATTAAAGATGCTAATATTAAAACTAATGATGAACTTACAAGATTTTGTGCTACTATATTTAATGAAGAATATAATATGTTAGATTTGAATCATCCTATTTTTAAAGTTATTCAAAATGATTTAAGTTTAAAAAGTGCTAAATTATTATTAGATAATTTTAATTTTCTTAATGAATTTGGGGCTTCTGTATCTATTGAAAAAATTAAATTTGAAGCATTACCTGATTCATCAACTGAATACGGCGATGACGCTCTTTCAGGTGTATCAGGATTATTTGAAGGTGGAGCTCACTATTTAAATAAAAGAATTAGACTTAATCTTCTAAAGAATTCTTTAGGCGTTCCTATTCTTTTCACTGCTCTTCCTCATACTGAATATCTTAATAATATATGGAGAAATAAATTGGGTGTATATAGAGCTATAACACCTTCTTCTGCTTTTTCCTCTTCTTCTTCTTCCTCCTCATCAACACCAAGAAATTCTGCTGATTGCTCTCCTGATTTTAACTCAGGATTAGATAAAAGACATATCAAGGCTTGGACCCCCAGAAAACCCGGTTCTTCTGCAAGCACAATGAATGCTATGTCACATTTAAGAAGTATGGCTTCTCAACCAAGAATTACTCAAGTTGAACTTGGTTCTCTTGGTCCTCTTTTAGCCAGAGGTTTTATGGGTGGAAGTATGGATGGTGGTGCTCAATTAGATGTTGATTTTAAAGATTGTGAATCTGGAACAGAAGGAAAAAATTTAAGTGTTAGACAATCAACTCAATATGCTACTCTATTTAAGAGTGTAGTTCAAAGACTTGGTCATCATAATGAAGTTTCTGATACTGTTGTTACTGAATTAAAAAATGATTTGGAAGAATATAGAAGAAAAGAATGTAAATTATTCCAAGATGCTTTCAGATTAGCAAATGCTTTGAAAAGTCAAAATAATGGTTCTTTACCTGATAAACAACCAATTACTGATTTAAATGCCTTTAAAGAAGCTTCTGATGAAGTTGCTAAGAGTGAAACTCATCTCCTTGGATGTTTAACTAAAATTCTTACTGAGACTTGTAAAAAGCCTTAAATAAAATTTTTTTGATATTTATTAAATAATAATAATTTTAATTATTTAATAATTTGAATAAAAAACGGTTGCTCCAACGCCGTGGATAATTTTAAGTATATTTGTGGTGACAAAATATGATTTGAAAATATAATTATTGTTGTTAAGGTCGGTGACCTTATATTTATTGAGGAAACTGATATTTGAGAATGTGGATAAATTGCAGGTTCCGGATTGTTGAATATTAAAAGGGTATAGAGAGAAACTATAAACACCCATACCATTTGGATAATAACATTTAGGAAATTTAAGGAATGGTATAATTAGGTTATAAAAGTCCATATTTCGTTCTCCAGTGATAGTTTGGGAGTTTAAAAGTAATGAATTTTGTTTAATTAAAGGTAATCCAATAGTTTTTTGTGTGTTCCTGTCTCTAATAAAAGTATTGGTATAATTAAAGTGGTCATTAACATTTTGATTACTCATATAGGATAATTGAGCCATAAAAATATAGTAGGAACAAGGGTTAATTAATTCTAAATTAATTTTATCTGTTAAATTATTAGTTATTTTTTCACCTGTATAATAAACTTGTTCTATAATATATTCGTGTTTATTATTAAAAAAATTAACTCTTTCTTGTTTATCTAAAAATATGTAATCAATTAATAGGTATGTTCTGCCTAATCTAAGTGTATTTTGGAATGGTTTATAAATATATGTTTTTTCTAAATTATTAGATGTTAAAGTTTCATTACTGATGGGTATAAAAATGCTTTTACTCCATAATCCATAAATAAAATAGTTGGTTGGTTTATTAAGATTAAAAAAATCATTTAAAACATCGGTGGTATTAAATTTGTCATAATAGGATAAATCGGTAGTTGTAAATGATTGATTAGAAATTTTTCTGTAATATAGATTTGAATTAGTTACAAAAAAATTTGGATTATTTTCGGTATTAATTGAGTCTAAAGTATCAAAAGTAGCCCAAGTAATACCTTGATTAGAGAATTGAACTAATGGTTCATTAAATATAGGTGAGCCATAAAATTGTTGTATTTGAATATAATTAGTGGGTGAAACATTAAGGCATTGTTCGATGGAATTAAATTGGACGTTAAATATAACATCATCATAATCAAGTGAGATAAGTGGTAAAGCTTGTGAAGCTGAATTACAGAACCAAAAATTCAATGGAATATATAAAACATATTTTTCTCTAATTGTATTTGAGGGTTGAAATTTATATAATTGTGGAACATTACCTATATATTGATTAAGTGGTGAATTATAGTTATTAAAATTAAATTCGTCTAATGCTTGTAGGTATTCTCCCCAAGTTTTTTGTATGATGCTATTACCAATAACAATTTCAATTGATTTAACTAAAACATAACCAATATTTCTTGCCCAAGCTGTTTTTAATTTGTTATTTGGTTCTCCATTAAAATTTAATAAAACTGGAATTTCAGGTAATTCAATAACAAGCCAAGATTTATGCATTAAATCAGCATATTTTGGTATTGAAGCGGAATAAACATTATTAAAATTAGGAACATTAAGAAAATCGGTTAAAATAGTTTCAATTGAAAAATTAGTATAACGCCTGTATATTATTTTAAAATATGAAATCTGTGGTTGAAAACTTAAAAACATATTTTCTTCTCCATAAGATACTAAAACAATAGAACCACCTGACATTTTATAATAATTAAATGATAATTTTTTTAATTATAATTTAAAATAAAAAAATATTATTTTTTAAATATTAAAATAAATAAAATTAATATTAATAATAGTAATATTAAAACAAATAATACTATTATCATATAATAATAAGGATAAATACAATTATAAATAGGTGAAAATAATAAAGTATTTAAATCTTCTTTTGAAATTTCATTTTGAAGTTTTTCTAAAATTTTTTTAGTTAATGACATTAAATATTATCTATAATTTATTTTTTTGTTTTTTTCTTAGTTTCTTTAGATTTTTTAGTTTCTTTCTTTTTGGTTTCTTTTTTTGTAGTTTTTTTCTTTTTGGTTTCTTTTTTTTTAGGTTTTAAATCAGAAACTTCTAAACTATCCAAACTTTCAGATTCCATAACTGTTTTTTCTGATTTTCTTTCATTTTGTTTTTTTAAATATTTTTCTTCAAGAATTTCATCTAATGAAATTAAATCATCAAATGAGGAGATTGAATTCAATTTTACTTTAATTTCTTCATCATCCATTTTATTAAGAATAATCATTTTTTCTCTTGAGTTAAGAGATGGATTTTTATCATTAACTATTTTATAAAGAAAACGTTTGATGACACGCATATTTTGTTCTCCATCTTGAATTGTTTTATCATTAATAACAATTTCATTCATTTCAAGCATAGAATGTAATTTATTTTCAAATTTCTTATGTTCTAAGTCACTTCTGCTTTCCATAAGTTCAGCTAAGTCTCCACCAATAGTATTATCACTATCAGATAAAATACTATCATTTTCACTTACTGTATTTAAATTTAAAGCTCGGTTTCCTCTAACATAATTTTTAGATGAATAATTTTTACCACCAGATTGAATATTATTAATTAATTCACTTAATGAATTAAATTCATTATCACCACCATTTTGATTAAATAAATTATCCATTTTATCAAAAATAGAAGGAGTAATTGTATTATGTTCATCAATTGTATTTTTAATAAAAATAGATTGCAATGTTTGAGGAACATCATTATCATTATTCATTTCTTGTTTTACAGGTTTAGTTTCATCAGGTTTAGTTTCATCAGGTATTTGTTCTGTTTCAATAGCATCACCATTATTTGTTTTAATAGATTTATCAGCATCATAATCATATTCCAAAAGATAGGCAATTCCATCTTCACCACCTTCAACAGCCAAAAATAAAGCTGTTTTACCTTCATTATTTTGAATATTAATTCCATTTTTAATTTCATCTTTATAATCGTATTTAGTTAAAAGTTCTTTTAATAATTTTTTACATTTATCATCTTTTAAAGAGCATCTAACAAAATTATGTAAGAGGGTATTACCATTGTGGTCTTTTTGAGAAAAATTCGATTTAATATGTAAAATTTCACTGGAATGGTTATTAAATTCTTCTAACATATTGGATTGTTGATTATCATTTCCTTCAAAAACGGTATTTAAGGATAATGTAGTTATACTCATATAATATTATAATCTATATATTTTTTTTTCTATAAAATTTTATAAACATAATATATAAATCAAATGAATAATAGCGGTTTAGTGGTTTTATTAATAATTATTATAGTTTTATTTTATTTTTCGGGATATACTGTAGATAATTTTGAAGTAAGTGAAAATAAAAGTGATAATGAAATGAATCCAGTAGATGTTATGCATCTTACAACTCCTGAAAATACTCTTGAAGAAGATTTAGCTGGTGTTATTAATGATCAAACAAGTGTTGAAAATAATACTTTTGCTAACCCTTTATTGAATAATATTAATAGAGATAGAGATGATATTGCTGGTGTGGATCAATCCGCTCTTCAATCATTAATTAGAGAAGTGAATACTGGAAATGATATTCCGGATAATTCAGCAAGAGCTGATTTATTTAGAAGTAAAACAGATGGTATTGATCATGCAAAAAATTATAGAAATGTGAGTTATGCTGATTCCAATTATAGAATGGATTTTAATGGTGATGGAATGAGTCAGCCATCACAAGATAAGTTGGATGGTATGTTCGATCAAGCGTTGGTTTTCCAAAACAGTGAATTCAGTGAAAATTCAAACTTTGGACCTAATCCTGGTTCATCTGGAGACTTTGGTCCTGCAAATTTAGGTGATTTTAGTCATAAATCAAAATCACAACAAGAAAAACTAATGAATATGTTTAATTCAAATAATTATTTGCCAAATAGTAATAAAACAGATTCTTCATTAGAAAAAGGTTTCCAAATTCTTGAAAATCCAGTTTCAGTTGATAATCCTAATTTAATTCCAGTTCAAAGATCAATTCCAGTTTCATCAACTATGGGAAATTCAAGAAATTCTTCAAGAGATATTAGAGGAGATATTCCTAATCCTAAGAGTGTTGTTTCCCCTTGGCAAAATTCATCTATTAATCCTGATATTTATTCATCAAATCGTGGATGTCTATAAATTTTTTTAATTAAAAAAAAAATATAATTTATTATTTTTTACATTTATCTTTATGATTATTTAATGTTTTTTCAAATTTATATTTTTTTCCACATTTATTACATTTGTAATTTATTTTTTTATTTACTTTTTCAAATTTAACACTTTTTTTTTCATTATTATTATTGCTGTTTTCACTAATAGTAAATTTATTTTCTTCTTTATTATTTGTATGAATACTATCTGTATCATTATAATTATTTTCATTTGTATTAATACTAATAGTATCATTATAATCATTGTCTGATAATTTTTTTGATGAATCAGTATCATCATAAATTTTATTGTTAATATTTATATCATTATTACTATTTCTACTATTATTACCATTACTATTATTATCACCATCACTATCACTATCACTATTAACATTACTATCACTATTATTATTAACATTACTATCACCACTACAATCACTATTATTATCACCATTACTATCACTATTATTATCACCATTACTATCACTATTAACATTACTGTCACTTTTATTATTAACATTACTATCACCATTACTATCACCATTACTATTACTATCACCATCACTATTACTATTACTATTACTATCATAATCACTATTGTAACCACTGTCACAATCACTATTGGAAAGATTTTCATAGTCAATAACGCTTAATTCATTATTATTTATATTAATTAGTGATATTTTTTGATTTATATATGAACATTTATATTTTGAACTGATATATATTTGAATTTTAGTTTTTAAATAAATAATTGTCATATCCTTAATTAAATTATTTTGATTATCATCAAATACTTTAATATAGAACGTATTATTATCATTGTTTAACAAAGGAAAATATTTAAAAGTATTATTAAAAAAAGTTTTAATATCATTGTTTGAATTAATAATATTTTCAACAATGGAAGATAATTTATTATCTAAATTATTTAATTTATAAATTAGTTCTTCATCAAATAATGAAAAATAAATAATGTTATTTTTAATTTTCATTATTTCAAGGTCATTATAATTAATATAATCATCAATTTCTAATAAATAAATTGTATCATCGCTATTTTTAAAATTATTAATTGATAAAATTGAATTTTTTATTTCTGTATCATTTAAACTTAATAAACACATAAAAAAAAATAATATTTAATATTTAAATATTTTTAAAATTAAAAAAAATTATAAAATTTTAATATTTTTAATTAAATAATTTAATCACCATTAGAATTATCACCATCTGAATCATCACCGTCTGAATCATCACTGTCCGAATCATCACTGTCTGAATTATCACTATCTGAATTATCAGAAGATTTTTTATCATCTGTTGAATGATCGGTATTAGTATTTTCTTTTTCATCAAATTTAAAAACACTATTAACAGGAGAAATCATAGAACTTTTCTTATATAATTGATTAACAGCATTATTATTATTATTTGATTTTGTATATTGTTGTTTAATAAAAATAATTTCAACAAAATGGCAAAAAGATCTAACACCACATTCAACAACCTTTTTAGGAATTGATTTTTCATTTTGAAATTCATAACTAATTCCATATCTATAATAAGAACCAGGTCTGCAATATTTTTCAAGTTCTTCAGGAGTTTCAATAATTAAATCATTAGTTGGTTGTCCATAATCTTCAATAAATTGAGTTAAATTTTCTTCATCATCTAAATCATTATTATTATATTCATCAGGCTTTTTAGTATCTTCATTAATATAACGAATACCATCAACATCGCCGGTTAAATCTTTAGAAAGAACAACTTCACGATAAATAACTCTAATACTAAATTCTTTTTTTTCCTCAATATCATCTTTATATTTAATTTTCTTATGTTCTGTTGAACCTTGTGGATAATTAATTTCAAATTCTAAGCTATTTTTATGTTCTTTAAGTTTATCACCTCTCATAGTAGGCTTATTTTTTGGAAAAATACGGTTATTCATATTTCGTCTATTATTATCATCAAGTTTTTCATCATTATAATATGGGAAATATTTAGGTCTAAAATTTAATCTCATTCCAAAAACATTTTCATCATTTTGTTTTTCTTTAATGCAATTAATAAATTGAAATAATTCTTTCTTAGTTTCTTTACCTTTTTTATCTTTAATTTCATATAAAGTATTATTTTCATAAATCTTTTCTTTTTGTTCTTCATAAGAAGTTTCAAAAATTTCATGGTCATCAATAATTAATTTGGAATTATTATCATTTTTATCCAATCTTGTATTAAAACAATTTCTTTGTTCTCTTGTAATATTAAATTTACCTCCTTCTCTTGGAAGAGGACCATATTGTTCTTTAATAAAATGTGTAATATAATAATCGGTTTTATTAGCTTCTTCACCATTATCATTAACAAATGTTAAAGGAACATATGCTTTCTTACCATTATAGGTAGAAAGTTCATTAAGAGTGGGATAAACAGGTTTAAATTGAGTGAGCATTCTTAACAATTAATATTATCTATTTTTTAATTATATTTTATTTTTAAAATTTATTTTCAATTTTTTTTTCAATTTTTTTTTATAAATATAGAGGATAAAAATTGAAAATATATAAAAATAATATAATATTAAGATTATAATTAAGATGAATTTAAGTAAATTTGTTGAAGATAATTTAGATAATTTAATAGATGATTTAGTAGATAAAGAAGAAAATGTAGATAATAAAGAAGAATTAATAGAGTATGAAGAATATAATGAAGAATTAAAAGAAAATAATAAAATAGAAAATCAGAAAATATTAAATGATAAATATTATACATTATTATTAAATAAATTTATGGAATATTATAATAAGAGATATGAAGATAATAAGAATTTATATTCGGGAATAAAGGATGATAATGATACAAATTTACAGATGGAGTTATTTTATAAAGCAATGTATAGATTAAATGATTTTAAGGAATTGACGGGTATATTAAATAATTATGATTGTATGGAATGTATTTATGAGGTTGAAGATTTTATATTAATTGAAAATTTTGAGGATAAGTATGTATTGGAATATGATAATAATAAAAAATATTGTCAATGTTTATTAATAGTATTAAATTATATAATAATGAATAATATTAAGGATTGGATTATATTTGATTTAACAGAAGAATAAATTTATTTAAATAATTAAAAGTATAACTATTTATAAGATGGAGACTGATTCACAGATAATTCGTAAAATTAAAAAGAACCTTAAGAAAACAAAAGTCATTAATATTGATGATATTGATGGTTCAAAAATATCAAATACAAATGATTTAATGTCGGATAATGAGGAAGATTTTAATATGGATGAACTTGGAAATAGTGAATATGTGGAGTATGCAGAAATGGATGAATTAGTAAAATTAGTAGAAATGTATACAGATATGGATGATGAGAATAGAAAATTAAAGATAGATATGAATGAAAAAATTAAAAATGATAAAATTAGGAGTAAAAAATTAGAAAAAGATAAAAAATTAATAGATGAAAAAATAATGATTCATTTAGAAAAAATGGGTGAGGGTAGAATTATATTAGAGGATGGTAAATTAATTAAAAATACATATGTTAAGCAGGCACCAATAGATACTCAAATGATATTAAATGCATTAAATGAAAATGACGTAAAAAATCAAAAAGTAATGAAAAGTATTATTCAATCAATTGAAAAACAAAAAAAGATAAAAGGGACAAGAAGAGAACAATTAAAAAGAACATTTAATAGGAAAGATAAAAAATAATTATTTAAAATAAAAGAATAGAGTCTAATGGTTTAAATTTAACTTCAATATTACTATAATAAGTTGGTAAAAGATAATCAGAATCATAAATATCATAATAAGTAATAATAGAGGGTTTATATTTAGAATAAAGAACTTTATCTTTAGTTTTAAATCTATAAACAAGATTATCAGTATTAATAGTAGTATCACTAGTATCACTTGAAACACTTGAACTGGTTGAATCGCTTGAAGAAGAAGTATCAAAGTATTTTTTCTTCTTTTTTTTACCTCCAGATTGCTTTTTTAAGAAATTAACAAAGTTTTTATCATTTTTATCACATTTATAAGATGAAATCTTATATGATACATCATTATTATTAAGTGTTTCTTCAACTTTAAAGTGAAATAATTTACCTCCTTTTTGTAAGGAAAATAAACTTTCAGGAACATATTGTTTAGTATTTTTAGATAATTTGTCCCATATATTTTGTGCGGCTTCTAATGTATCATTATTGGAAGTTTTATATTGATTGTCAATTTGGGGATTAACAAGGGTAAATGTCATTATATATAAAATATATAAAAAAATTGAATTATAAATTATATTTTATTTATAAATATAAATAAAATGAAAACTAATTATGACAATAAGATTTTTTATGCTGAAACTTGTCATTCCAAGCCGTTCAAAGATATAATTGAAATATTAAATGGAGTAGTTCATGAAGTAACAATGGTGGTTAAAAAGAAAAAGGAAAAAAAAGATGATGAAGAAGATGAAGAATTTTATGGTTTAGAAATAGCAACATCAAATGATAGTAAATCAATATTTATAAAATTACAATTTAAAGGTAAACAATTTAATAAATTTTATACAAAATATGATAAGGAAGAGATTGGAATTAATTTAGAACATTTAAATATTCATATTAAGCCGATTGAACCATCAAGTATATTATCATTATATATAAATGAGAAAGATAGACAAACAATTAGAATTGAGGGTTCAAATGAAAAAGAGGAATCATTAACAGTAAGTAATTTTAAAAGAATGGAATTAGAATATAAAGAAAAAAAACCGAGGGTAATACCATTTGATGTTAGTATTACAATGAAGAGTTCATTATTTAATAAGATATGTAAAGAAATGAATAATATTTCTGATTATGTAGAAATAAAATGTTTAAAAAATAAATTTATATTTTCGTGTAAGGGTGATTGTGGCACAAAAGAGAAAATTTATACTGAAAAAGAAGGAGGAATAAGTATTGATTGGGATGATAATATAAAATGTAAAATTACTCAAGGTATTTACGAGTTAAAGAATATTATATTATTTAATAAATGTGCTCCATTAAGTAATCAAATATTAATTTTGATGAAGAATGATGATATTTTAAGTATTAAATATGTAGTTGCTGATTTGGCTGATTTAGTTATTGCATTATCACCAGTAGATGAAAAAAAAATATCACAAGATTATGATTTTAGTGATGATGAAGATGATATATTAATGAAAAGTGATTAATAATTAATTAAAATAATTAAATATTTATATAAAAATTTTTTTATTATTAATTTTAAAATTGTGGTTTATGAATTTTAATTCTCACAGAATAATTTTGTAATAAATTAAATATTTTATGTTCCAAAATATTTTCAATTTTGTTAGAAATATTTTTAATTATATCATTAGAAAACCAAATTTGAATAATTTGATATGAATTATTTTCTTTATCTTTTTTGGGTAAAAAAGCAAAACCATTTATATCAGTTTTTCTATTATTAAAAGGTTTTAACAATGTTTTATTAATAATATTAATTAATAATATTTTAAAAACATTTAAACTTTCTTCTAAGTTAAATATTTGAATATTAATTCTTCCAGCTCCTCGATTTTCTTTAGATTCCCATAAAGGAGATATTTTATTTTTCATAAGAAAAAAGTTATAAGTTAATAATTTTTCTTTTTTTTTAATTAAAGAATTAAATACTTCAGGAATATCTTTCCATTTTTCAATATTAAAAATGTTTTCAAAATTATCAATATTATTCCAATTTTCATAATTATTATGAAATAGATATATCTTATACATATTTTCAAGTTTTGTATCTAATAATTCATCAACATTATTAATATTTTTAATTTGCAATCTATTATTATTTAAATTAGGTTTAATAATTTTAGATTTTTTTTTATTAGATTTAAAATATTTATTATCTATTTCATCATCAATTGATTTAGAAACATTATGTTCCTTATAATCGTCATCAAGAATACCAAACCTTGACATATTTATATTATTGATTTACATTATATTTTTTAATTCAATTTTTTTTTATAAATAAAATATTGATATAAGAGATATAATATTATTATTTGTATTGTTATAAATATTACGATTAATAATTGATAATTTTTTAATAATATTAATAATTTTATTTTTGTTGAATATATGATAATTGTTATTAATAATAAAATCAATTAAAATATCATACATTTCAATAATAATTTCATTAATTAATAAATTATTTATTTTAATATAATTGGAAATATTAATAATGCTATTATTTAAATTATTATTTTTAACATAATTAAATATATTAATTATATTTTTTTTAGATGGATATAATATTAATTTTCGTATATCATTAACTTTAATAACATCCTTTTTATAAATATTTAATGAATTAAATATATTTAACATTTTTCTTAAATCTCCATTACAATATTTATATATAATTTGTAATGAATTTTTAGTAATATAAAAGTTTTCTTTTATAAATATTGTTTCAAGATAATTCATTAAATAATCTTTGGTTAAAGGATTAAATTTAAAAATAATAAATCTGGATTGTAATGGCAATATAATTTGTTTAATATAATTACATATAAAACAAAATCTAACTTTATGAATATATTTTTCAACAATTTTTCTTAAAATATTTTGTGCTTCAATAGTCATAGAATCAACTTCATCTAAAATAATTAATTTATATTTAGTATCATTATATAGTAATTTACAAAATGGTTCAATTTTATCACGAATAGTTTGAACACCTCTTTCTTCAGAAGCATTAATATTAATAACATAATTATCATAATCGTTATTATAATATTCTTTAATAACAGCTAATATTAAAGATGTTTTTCCTAAACCGGCTTTACCATAGAATAGTAAATTAGGTAAATTATTATTTTTAAGAAAATTATATATAGTATTTTTTATTCTATCGTGTGATATAATATTAGAAATATTTTGTGGTCTATATTTTTCACTCCAAGGTTTATTTATTTTAGCCATTAATCATTTATAATAATATAATTTTATATTTATTCAATATTTTCAATTTTTAAAAATTGAAATTAATATTAATAATGTAAATAAAATAAGAATATAGATATATAATATATAAAGAAATGAATAATAATGATAAACCTATATATACTTATGAAACGGCTACTATTAAAGCCATTAAGTTTTCAGTATTAACAAATAAAGAGGCTTTACAAATGTCAGCTTTAGATCATAATAAAGATGGTATTGAAACATCAGATTTATATGAGCAAAGTAATGAGCCAATTGAAAATGGTTTGTTAGATAAAAGAATGGGTGTAAATAATAATTCATATTCTTGTGAAACTTGTCAATATAAGATGAATTATTGTGATGGTCATTTTGGTCATTTAAAATTAAGCAATGAAGTTTTTAATATTAAATTCTTTGATGAGGTAATAAATATATTAAATATATATTGCACTCATTGTTCTTCTTTATTATGGAATAAAAGTTATGATGAATTATATGAGATTGTAAAAAAAAAAAAAATAAGGAAAGAATTAAGAAATTAAAAGATGAAATAAAATTAAAAAATTGTCATAATTGTAATACACCTGTTGGAAAAGTTAAGGGTGAAAAGAAAAATGGTGAGATAATTATTAGTATTGAAAGAGAAATAAATGGCAAAACAGAAATTGAGAAAAAGTCAACTAAACAGGTTCATAATATATTAAAGAATATTAAAGATAGTGAAAGTGAAATTTTAAATATCACATGTCATCCAAAAGATTTAATGTTAGAAATTTTGCCAATACCTCCAGTATCAATAAGAACATCATATCAAGGTGATGCATTAAGTGATTCTATTCAAGAAAGCACATTAACAATGAGTTTAACAAAAATTTATAAAACAAATATGAATGTAAAAAAGCAAAAAGAAAAAGAAAAGGAAAATGATACATTAATAAAACATTCAAAAGCACATGTAGATCAATTACAAGCAGAAATAGCGTGTTATATAGATAATGCATCATTAAAAACAAATAAACCAGGTTCAACAAATCAGTATGCTTCAATAGTAACAAAAATAAAAGGTCCAAAAAATCAAGGAAAAAAAGGTAGAATTAGAGGTAATTTAATGGGCAAGCGTGTTAATCAATATGGTAGAACAGTAATATCGCCAGATCCATTATTAGATATGAATCAGGCTTATGTTCCAGTATCAATTGCAAAAAATTTAACATATCCTGAAATAGTAACACCAAATAATATTACAAAATTAACAAAATTAGTTCAAAATGGGAGTAATATATATCCTGGAGCAAATTCAATAACATCTAATAGAACAGGAAATCAAGTTATAATTGATAATAACAAGTCAATTGAATTAAATATGGGTGATGTAGTAGATCGTCATTTAATGGATGGAGATATAGTATTATTAAACAGACAACCAACATTACATAAATATGGTTCATTAGCTCATTATATTAAAATTAAGAATGATGATAGATTTAATACAATTAGAATTAATCCATCAGTATGTGCCGGATATGGTGCTGATTTTGATGGTGATGAAATGAATATATTTACAGTTCAAAGTATATTAACAGAAATAGAATTAGAATATTTAACAAATGTAAAAAATAATATTATATCTGCAAGAAGTTCATTACCTATTGTAGGAGCTGTATTTGATGCAATTATTGCACCATATAATATAACAAAATTTTGTGATAAAATGGATAATGATTTAGCTATTGATTTATTAACAAGCACAAATTTAGAAGATTATAAAATAATGGATAAAAATAAAAATTATTCTGGTAAAACATTTTTTGATTTAATAATACCAAATAAAATATCATTAAAAAATGATAGTATTATAATTAAAAATGGTAAAATAATTGAAGGATTTATTGATGGTAAGAGTATAAAAGAAGGAACTAATAATACTATAACACAAGATGTTTGGAATATATATGGTCCAGATATGACACAATCAATTATTGATAATATAACAAAACTATCAATTAATTTTAATTTAAATTATGGATTTACAATTTCATTAAATGATTATTTAATTAGTAATGAAATACATAAAAGTATGAAACAATTATTTAAAACAAAAAAGATTGAATTATTATATAAATTAACAGAATTTGAGAATAATGTGTCAAATTCAAAAAATGACAATTTTGAGATGGAAAGTATTAATTTAATGAAATCAATTATTGGAACAATTGGAGAATATATTATTAATAATTTAAATGATGAAAATAATAATAAAATAATGATTAAATCAAAATCAAAAGGCAAAGAGGATAATTTAACTCATATGATTGGTTGTGTAGGACAACAAGATTATGATGGAATTAGAGTTCCAAAAAATTATAATAATAGAACATTACCATATTTTCATCAAAATGATGATTCAGCATTAGCAAGGGGTTTTATTGAATCTTCATTAACAAAAGGTATGAATTTAGAAGAATTTATTGTTTTAACAAATGTATCAAGAAATTCATTAATTACTCAAGCGGTTAAAACAGCTGAAACCGGATATTTACAAAGAAAGTTAATAAAGGCTGGAGAGGATATAATGATTAAATATGATAATTATGTTAGAAATTCATATGATAAAATATATCAATTTGTATATGGTGATTGTGGTTTAGATTCAACAAGATATAATTATTATAATTTTGAATTAATTAATAAAGGAAATAAAGATATTGAAAAAGAATATAAATTTACAAGTGAAGAATTAAAAAAAGTAAAATTTACAAATGAAGAAAATAATAAATATTATGAAAGAATAATAAATATTAGGAATAAATTAAGAGATATTAAAATGAAATCATCATTAAATTATTATTTACTTGATAAAAAAAATAAAAGTCCAAAGAGTGATATTAAATTTTTGACACCAGTAAATATTGATAGAATAGTGGAATTATCAATTACTGAAAATTTTAAAGGTGATATTGTTGAGCCAAAATATATTTTAGATAAGATTGATAATATATTAAAAATAGATACAACATATTTATTATCATTTGATGAGGATAATATTAAAAACAGTAAATTTAAATTTATGGATGATAGATTAATTAAAAAAATATTTAAATATCATTTAATAGATAGTTTAAATATTAAAAAATGTATTTTAAATCTTAAATTAACAAAAAAACATATTGATTATATATCAGATAATATAATAATGAATTATAATAATTCTATAGTCGAACCAGGTGATATGGTTGGTATTTTAGGAGCTCAAACATTGGGTGAGCCTGCAACACAGATGACAATTAGTGCGTTCCATAATGTAGGAAGTGGTGCTGGAACAGAAGGTGTTCCAAGATTACAAGAAATTTATGGAAGTTCTCCAAATATGAAAAGTCCAATGATGACAATATTTTTTGATGACAAGTATAATAAGAATGAAAAATATTTAACAAAAATAACATCAAATATTATAAATACATCAATAAAAGATATTGTTGATAATATAATTATTTATTATGATGAAGATAAGAGTTTTAATAGTAAATTAATGAAAAATGATAATATTATTAATAATATTTTTTCAGTAAGTAATCCGAACAAAAATAGTTGTATTAATAATATAAATAATTTGAATTGGATTATTAAAATTGAATTAAATGAAGAAAAAATGCTTTCAAGAGAAATTACTTTATTAAATATTAAAACAAGAATATGTGAGGAATGGGAAAATAGATTTAAGGATAATAAAGGTAGTAAAAAAGAAATAAAAAAAATATTATTTAATAAAATATTACAAATAGCATTATTATCAAACAGTGATAATGATAATAAACCAGTTATTCATATTAGATTTAATATTATAAATTATGTAATAAAAAATTTTATAGAATTTATAAATATTTTTATTAAAGAAATACAGATAAAGGGTATTAATAATATTACAAATGTGATCACTCAAAAACCAATTAAATATAATAGTATTCATTATGATAATGATGGTGTAAAAGAAGATTATGAATATATAATTAAAACAAATGGAATTAATATGAATGAAATTTTTAAAATTAAAGGAATTAATTTGAATAAAATATATATAAATGATTTAAGAGAAGTTGAAAAAATATATGGTATTGAAGCAGTAAGAACATTAATAATAAATGAATTAATTGATACATATAAAAATAAAGGTATTGATATTAACTATTGTCATTTGAGTATTTTCGCAGATATTCAAATAAGTTTAGGAAATTTAATTAGTTTAGAAAGACATGGATTAATTAAATTAAAGACAAGTGTTTTAGCAAAGGCATCATTTGAAAGACCAGTAGATATATTAGTAAATGCTGGCTTATATGGAGAAATAGATAATATGAAATCAGTTTCATCAAGAATTATTGGTGGTTTATGTTTCTTAGGTGGTTCAAATTTATCAGATGTTGCAATTGACAGAGAATTAATTGAAAATTCAGAATATACACTTAATGAAACTATTGAAAATAAAAATATTAATGAAGTTTCAAATAATATTACAAAAGAAATTAATGAAAATGTATTTATACCTGATTTATTTTAAGAATACATAATTAAAAATTATATTTCTAAAATTAATCTTTTTTTATTATCTTTTTCAGATACTTTATTATTATTCAAATCAACAGTTAGAGAACTGGAAGAATTAAACGAATATAATGATGTTTTATCATCATTTTTATTTTTTTTATGTAAATTATTAACATATTCAATTTTTTCAATTAATTTTTCATAATTATTTATAACATATTTAAGAATATCATATTCAATTATCCATTTCATAAAATTTAATTGACATAAACTAGTTATAAATTCATATCCCTGACATTTGTAAATAAATTTAAATGATTCCTTAGTTCTTTTAAAAGGATCTAAATAAATTTTATGAAATGATTTTAATTGAGCTTTATATCTATTATTAATATTATATTTATTTTCTTTATTATATTGATTATCTACATTAATTGAAATTGAATATAACTTACAATATTTAGTTACAAACCAATCTAAAAATCGTAATGATATTTTTTTTTTTCTTTTGTGTTTTTTTGTTATAATAGAATAAACATCCAACATTATATTTTCACCCAAATTTATGTAAAATTCATTTGCTCTATTATAATATAACTTTTCAATTTTATTAAATTTATCAATTGAACTAACTTGATTATTTTTTTTAGACATTTAATATATATTTAATTTTAAATATTTAAATATAATTACAAAAAAATTTTTTTTTAATTTTGATTATCTTTATATGTTTTTTCTTCAATAGTATCTTTAATTATTAATTTTAATACTTTTATTTTTTTAAAATTATTTCCTAATCTTCTTACTCTTCCAATAGCTTGTATTTCAACATTTTTTCTTCTTTCTTTATTACCATATATTGGATCTAAAAATATAACTTCTTCAGCATTACTTAAATTTGAACCAGAAGCTGTTTTTTCTGTTGAAAGCATAATAATTCTGAATTCATTATTTTCATTATTATTACTAAATAATTTTAATACTTTATCTTTTTGATAAGGAGTTCCTTTACAATATAATATTTTAATACCACTATCTTCTAATATTTTGCCAACATTATTTAATAATTTATCCCATTGAGAAAATATTATTCTATATTTTTTTGGACTTTTCTTTATATAATCAATAATATATGAAATTTTAGTTCCATATTTATTTACTTCTTTATTAATTGTTTTATTAATTAAAAAGACATCATTTATTTTAATTGATATTTTACAATTAGGACATTTTGTATTTCCATACTTTTTTTGTGTCATTATCATTTGTTTAATACAACTATAACAAAATAAATGTAGGCAACTTGTTATTCCAATATCATCTTCTTCTATATTTCCTAAACAAATAGGACAATCTTGATTTGTTATACTATCAACATTTTTAATTATTTCCATAAAATTTATACAATATTTAATTGATGATTCTTTTGAACTTATTTGTTTAATAATAGTTTGTTCTTCTATTTTTAATTCTTGTAATCTTTCTTTTCTTTCTTTAATTTTATTAGTTATCGATTCAAGATTTTTTTCTTTAAATTCTTCTTCATACTCTTCTATTTTATTTTGGACGTTTTTATAATTTTGTTTATTTCTATTTAATTTTTCTTTTAAATTTTCATATTCTTTTAAATATTTATTTTTAATATTTTGATGCATACCATCTAATGATAAAAATGAATTTGTATCATCATTTTTATTTAAATCATCAGCTAAAGATGGATGACAGCATATTTGTCTTAAAAATATATCATCATCGTTATTATTTTTATCTGTTAAATATGAATTATATATCATTCTTTCGGTTTGTGAAAAATTTAGCATTACAATTTCTTCTTCAATTTCTGGTAATTTTAATATTTTTAAATTATTATTTTGTGTATTTCTACTAAAATGATTTAAAACAAAATTATAATTATTTAAATCATATAAATTAATATTTGATAATATACTATTATTAAATGCTAAATATCCTAATATTTTTTCAATTGGAGAACTTGTAAAAAAGCTTAATGGTATTAATTTATTTTTTTTTAATCTTGTTTTTTTACTAAGCTCTTTATTTATATTTAAATCTTCACTATTTTTTTTAAATGGAGTTCCACTTAATATCCACCTATATGAAGCTTCTAAATAATTTAATTTATAAAATAATGATTCGTTCTCATATTCATGATATTCATCAATTACTACTCTATTCCAATAAATATTAAATATATTTACTTCTTTTTTTAAAATATCTTTTTCAAAATTAAAAATATTTCTATCCGATAATTTTAAATCACAATTTATAAAATAATTAGATGATATTATAACAACATCTACATTTGTATAATCTAAATGTGTATATTTTTTATAATGTGATTTTGTTAATAAATTTAAAATATTTAATGATTTAATTGTATGTTTTTCAAATTCTCTTAACCATTGACCACATAAATGATTTGGAACAATAATTAATGTTGCTTTTGTATATAATTTATTTTTATAAATTAACTTATCAGTGAATTTTGATTTATTTAAATTTATTAAAGTTATTATTTGTAGTGTTTTACCCATACCAACTTCATCAAATAACGCTCCTCCTTTTAAATCTGTATTTTTGCTTATATTTTCAAAATTATCATCATAATTTTTATTTTCAATATCATTCATCCAATTAACATTATTAATTTGATATGGATATAATTCTGTTTTAATATTTGGAAATTTTAAAAAATTTGAATTATGAATTATTTTATTTTCCATTATATTTTCAATTAAATTATCTATTACTTTATTATGAATATTTTCATTAATACTACTGTGTGCTAAATTATCCAATAAATTTTCTTTATAAATATTTAATTTGGTTTGAATATTATCCATATTTATATTTTAATTATATATAATACTTTAAATTCAATTTTTATTATTTTATCTAAAATTATCTAAATAACTAAATGTTATTTTAATATTCTCTATTTCATCATTTGTAATATTATTAATATTTTTTTTTAAAAAGTTTAATAATAAATCAGTTTTAAATTTAGTTTTTTTAATTTTTTTAATAATATCTTTTTTTAAATTTAATGAATTTTTATTATTAATTAAAACTTCCTTTAGTTCATTCCAAAATTGATTTAATATAATACTATTATTTTTATATGTTATATTTATAATATTGTCATTATCAGTATATCCTTTTAAAATATAATCTTTTTCATCGTTTGATGAATTTAAATATATATTTTTTAAATTAATAAAATTTTCTTCATCAATATTAAATATATTTAATATTTCAGTTATATCATTATTTTTTACTAATTTTAATAATTCAAATGGCTTTAATTTTTTAATATTAAAAGTATTATAATCATTACCTAATAAAATACAAAAATCACATAATTGATTTTCATTTATTTCTAATTCTTTTAATAAATATTCTTTATTTAAATATAATACATGATTATTTGTAAATTTTATAATATTATTTATTCCAGCTGGAATAGGGTCAGTATCATCAGTTAAAAAAAAATCTATAATTCCATAATTATTTAATAAAACCGCTAAATATTCAGCTTCACCATATGAAAAAATATATAGTATATTCATTAAATCAAATAACTCTATTAAAATATCCATTTTATCATTTGATATTTTAAGTGTTTTTTTTTTTAACTTTTCTATTATTTTATTTAAATAATCTATTTTATTTTTATCATCACTATTTTCTATTTCAACTAATAATTCTTCTATCTTTTGATAATTATTTTTTTTTTTATTATTTCTCATAATATTTGTTTTTTCTTTTTCTTTTAATGTTCCACCATCAATTATATATAATGGATATATGCCATTTGATAAAAATTTAATTATTTGATTGAAAAATCCAATTATTATATTGTCATATGTATAATTATATTTATAAAAATATAAATTTGTATCAATTCCAATAAATACTGAATTTTTATTTAATTTTAATTCATATAGTAAATTATTTATTTTTTCATATTTTTTATATATTCTTTTTTCATTCAAAAATGTAAATAATTTTTTTACACCCATTATAAATGTAGATAATATTATTTTATAAAAAATAAAATAATAAAATCGTTATAATATTTATAATATTTTAAGTATAATATTTATAATATGATATTAAATAAAAAAAGAAATGTCAATTATCAAAATAAAAAAATGAATACTATTCATAACACTAATAAAAGATATTCAACTGAAGACATCTATAATAAAATTATACCAAAACAATCTGATAATAAATATACCGAAAAACAATTTAAAGATTTATATAAACAAAAAACAGAATTATTAAAACAAAATCAATTTGAAGCTGAAAAAAAAAGAAAAAATAATCCTTACAAATGTATTATCACTGAATTTAATTATTCTAAACAAATTAATAATAATAAAGATCTTATTGTATTTAGACCTGAAGATGAAAATAAAGAAGATTTTGACAAAGATTTAAAAAATTATACAAAAACAATTAAAAATCAAGATAGTGAAAATAAAAATATTTATTCAGAAGATAATAAATTTAATTATATAAAAAATTTTGAATACGTGCAAAAATATAAATATAAATCTAATATTGATGATAATATTGAAGAAGCTGGGGATAATTTAAGAAAAGATAGAATAGAACATTATAATAAAAAAAAAATAGAAGATGATAAAAATGCTACAGTTATAAATGATATATTTTCTGATTTAATTACTAATAATATTATGTCTGAAGATATGGAAAATATTGATTTAGATAAACTTGATGCTAATGATTTAGAACAAAAATTAATACAACAATTTGGCAAAGATGAATATGAAAAAATGATTAATGATATTAATTTATAAAATAGTATAAAATAATAAATAATAATATAAAATTTAATATTATTATTTATTATAATGTCTGATTGTAATATAAAATGTAAAAAAAATATTATATGTAAACTTGCAAGTTGTAAGTTAATTAAGTATTCAAAAAAAAATAATATAGAAATTTTAATTTCAAATAATTTAAACCAATCTTTAAAATATACACCATTTATTGAGTTGTTATATGATAATCATAATGGAACATATCACGTTTATAATTCAGCAATGGTAACAAAAAATAATATAAATACTGCAACAACTGATAATTTAATATTAGACGATTCTTTCAAGATAAATGAAAAAAAATTGGCTAATGATGGATATGAATTTAATGTGTTTTCCAAAAGGAAATGAACATTCAATGTTTAAAAATTATGATTTCAAAACAAATTCCAATTTGTATGTTACATATCAATTATTTACAAATAAATTAATTCTAACAACTGCATTATATAGTCCATCAATAGTTGAAAGATGGAACACATTTGTATATTATCCAAATACTATTGTATATCTTTTAATATCAAAAAATCCATACAAAATATATATAATGCAAGTTTTTACAAATAAAAAACAAGAAATACCTCTTGATAAAATTAATTATTTAGAAGATTATTTAGATTTACCTGAAGGTTGGACTTATTGTTATTTAAAGTTAAATTGTAATCAATATTTAACTATAAATTCATATGGAGATGCAAAAGTAATTTCAGATAATTTATCTAATGCTTATCAATATATTAAACAAGAAAGTAATAATATGTGGTTATATAATAAATATGCTAAATAATATTATTTTAAATAAATTATATTAAATACTTTTAATTTTTTCTAATAAAAAAATAAATAAAATAGCATAAAATTTTCATATATTTTAATTATATTTATATTTTAATTATATTTATATTATTATATGAATTATACTATTGAAAAAAATAATACACAAAATAACGAATATGATATTATAATTAATTTATATGACGAAAATATAAATGAATTTATTGATAAAAGTAATGAATTAATTGAAAAAATTAATTTTATTAAAAACACTCTTAAAAATAATAAATTAAGAAAAAACTTTTCAAATAACTCCAATAAAATTATTAAAAATCTAAATAAAACTATTGAAATTATTGATGAAACTGTTATTAATAATTGTATTATACAAAACATCTAATTATTATTTATTATGTTTTTATTTTTTAAATTATATATAAATATAATTTTATAATTAATGTTATGTCTCATATTAATAAAAAACAAAAATTAAATCACAATGATTATGAAACTGTTAATTCTTCATTATTTACAAATACAGAATTAACTTGTTCTTATATATCTAATGATATAATTAAAGATGATAAAATTAATAATACAAGTTGTAATAATGAAAGTAGAGATAATGATAATGAAAGTAGAGATAATGATAATGAAAGTAGTGATGATGAAAGTAGTGATGATAAAAGTAGTGATAATAATGAAAGTGATGATAATGAAAGTAGTAATGAAAGTAGTGATGATAATGAAAGTGATGATAATGAAAGTAGTGATGATAATGAAAGTGATGATAATGAAAGTAGTGATGAAAGTAGTGATGATAATGAAAGTAGTGATAATAATGAAAAAGAAGATGAAAATTATGAAATAATTTATAGTGATTACAAAGAATATAGTATGGAACGAATGAGTGGTGATAAAAAAGTATTAAATATATTAAGTTCAATAGTAACAAATAATCCAAATTATAATTTTAATAATGTAATTATAACATTTAAAAATAAATTAAAAAATATTGTGAATACATCAAATGAAAATTATTCTGATTTTACGAAAGATTTTATTAATATTCAAATTACATGTGGTAATGATTTAATAAAAAAATTAAAGGATAGTCATAAAAATAATAATAATTTTGATTTTAATAAATTTATTGAAGATGAGCAAAAATTAATTAACCGAAAAATGAATGATGAATTTATAATTTCAACAATTAATGGTTTTTTTGAGAAGAACCATAATGATAATAATAGTAGTAATAATAATTTATATGATAGATTATTATCATTTGGAAGTAATAATAAAGCATTGGAAAAGCATATTAAAGATATGAATGAAAACGATATTAATAAATATTCATTATTATTGGGAGATATTGAAAAATATATTTCACAAGATAGTGAGAAGCCGGATTTATTAAATGTATTGGATAGAAAAATTACAAATAAAAATAAATCAGTTATTTTGCCAATGATTAGTGATTACGAGTCAATGAATAAATATGATAGTGATAGGAGTAAATATAAAAGATGGATTAATAAAATTTTAAAAGTTCCATTTGATAATTATGTGGAAACAACTGTTAATAATAATTCCAGTAAAAAAAAAATTAAAAGTTATTTAAATAATATTGAAAAAAAATTAAATTCAGAAATTTATGGGCATAAAGAATCCAAACATAAATTATTAAAAACAATAGCAAAAAATATTTCTAATCCAAAAGAGAGTGGAAATATTTTAGCATTGGAAGGAAGTCCGGGTGTTGGTAAAACTGAATTAATGAATGTTATTGCGAAATCATTAAATAGACCTTTTGAATTTATTAGTCTTGGAGGAATTCAGGATGGTTCATATTTAGATGGACACGGTTTTACTTATGTTGGTTCTTGTCCTGGAAAGATTATTGAAACTATTATTCATTCAAAGTGTATGAATCCAATTATATTTTTTGATGAATTAGATAAAGTTTCCAATACTAATAAAGGAGAAGAGATTTTTAATATTTTAATGCATTTAACCGATAAAACACAAAATAATCATTTTAATGATAAATATTTTTCTGGAATTGATTTTGATTTATCACAAGTATTATTTATTTTTACATATAATTATAGAGAGAATATACCAAGACCATTATATGACCGTTTAGAGGTTATTAATGTTGATAATTATGATATTACTGATAAATTAAATATAGCTCGTAATCATTTAATTCCAAAATTATTGAAAGAGTATAATATGGAAGATAATAGAGTTATTTTTAATAATGATGTTTTAGAACATATTATATATTCATATACAAATGAGGGTGGTGTTAGAAAATTTAAAGAAAAACTTAAAGATATTATTTCAGAAATTAATTTAATGATATATACCGAAAATATTAAATCATTTGAAATTACAAAAGATTTTATTGATAATAAGATTTTCAAATTAAAACCAAAAATAACATATAAACCGGTCAATACTAAACCGGCTATTGGTAATACTAATGGATTATGGGCTTCAGATTCAGTTATGATTGGTGGAACATTACAAATTGAAAGTTGTTTTATGCCATCAAAAAATATTTTAGATATTGAGAGCACTGGTTCATTAAAAGAGGTTATTAAAGAAAGTATTATTGTAGCAAAAACGGTTGCTTGGAGAATTTTGCCAGATATTTTTAAAAATGATTTATTAAAAGAATGGAAAAAAAATCCAGTAAAAATTAACGTTCATTTACCAGAAGGTGGAACGCCAAAAGATGGTCCAAGTGCAGGTGGAACAATTTGTTTATCAATTATTAGTTTATTAACAAGAATTAAAACAGATAATACATATGCAATGACTGGTGAAATTAATTTACAAGGTCAAATTACAAAAATAGGTGGATTAAAAGAAAAAATATTTGGAGCTAAAAAGCAAGGAATATTACATATATTATGTCCTGAAGAAAATAAGGAAGATTTGGATATTATTAAAGAGAAATATCCAAAATTATTCAATGAAAATTTTACAGTTGAAATGATAAATTCTATCTATGATATTTTAGACAAAGTATTAATTGAAAAAATAGAATATAATAAAATTTAAGTTATAAATTTAATATTTTTATTGTAAATATTATTATTTATTAATCTCATATCATAAAATTTTTTACTTATATTTATTTTTAAATAACTTTTAATAAATAATTGTTTATGTTTATTTTCTAAATATGTATAATTTAAAGGAACCCAACTTTTAATTTTAATTTTGTAATTATTTTTATGTATATAGTGTAATATTTTAATAAATTCTGGTGTGTGAAAATTAAATAAATATGAAATCACTATTTCTAAAATATTTTGTGTTTTTAATATTATTTTAACATTTTTTAATTTAACCGTTTCATCTAAAAAATGTTTTGAATTAAATTTTTCAATATTAAATAATTTTTTAATTTTTTTATTATAATATTTATTTTTTATAGATTTATTTATTGAATAAGTGTTATATATTATTTTAAAATTTATTACATTCTTTTTTATAAATTTAAATATTTTATATAAATTATAATAATCTTTTTTTTTATAAAGAGTTGTATCATATAATTCTATACAAGATGAAAATTTATTTATCATTTTTTCATAAATACTAAAATTTATAATTTTAAATAAATATTTAAAGAATAAATACTTACAATTTTCAAAACTATATGATATTATTTTTTCTGAATAAACTGATGAAATATCAATATAATTTTTATTTCTATTTTTAACATATAATAAATCATTTAAAAAAGAACACACAGTATTTGGTAAATCTATTACATCTTTATTTATTAAATTATTTATAATGTAATAATCTTGTTTATCATTTGTATAATTATAATTATAGTTATAATTAATTAACAAATGTTCGTTAAATCTTTTATTGCTTTTTAAATCATAAAGTGAATACATTAAAAATACATATAATAATTTCTTTATTATAAATTAAAATAAAAATTAAATTAATCTTTCTAATAAATTATTTCTTGAATAACTTCTTGTCATATAACAACTAAAAATAAAAATAAAAGATATTATTCCAAATATTATAAACCCAACATATAATTGATAATATAAATTTTCCATTATATGTTAAAAATATGTTTTATTTTTAAATTATATTTTATTTTTATTATTATAAATTCCTGTTTTAAAAATAATTGATTAGTCATCATTACATCCTTTTTTATAATTTAAAAATCCAATTAGTATATATCTGGTTCCAGTAATAATTTCATTTCCTTTATGTGTATTTTGTCCTGAAAATATTAAACAATCTCCAATTGATAATTGAACATTTTTTTTATTAAATTTAAATGTTGTTCCACCACCAGTAAATTTATTATTTAAAGCAATTACAAAACTAAATTCACTACCATCCTCATGATAAGCTAATTCTGTTTGTCCTCCTGTATTATATTTAACAATAAATATTTCATTTATTCCTAAATCATTTTTATTTATATTATATAATTTTGAGATTTCAGTAAAAATAGTTGAACTTACTATTTTATATATATCATTGTATATAGACCATTTTTTAGTAATTTGATTATCTACTGTTGGATAATCTTCATGTCTTTTCTTTTTCCATTTATATTTTGAAGCATAAATTTCAGATTCTTTAATTATATAATTACAATAATTTTTTGAAAAAAGATTTTTAATTATTTTATAATTTTTATTATCTTTATCTTTATATAATCTTTTACATAATTTATCTTTTTCTTTATTATAATTTTTAACTTTATTTTTTTTTATTAAACATATCAATATTATAAAAATAATAATTAATTTTATTAAATACATAATAAAATTATAATATATAAAAATTATTTTTGTTTATTTGTAAATCTTTTAACACACCATCTTTCTAACCACCAATTAAATATTTCTTTTGATGTTGATAATTTATATTTTTTATTAAAAGTATCTGGTATAATATTTGTTGTATTATTAAGATAATCTTTTGAATCATAACAAGTATAACCAAAATATATTCCTTTTTTGTTAGATTTTAAAAATTCATCTTTTGAAATTTCTAATTTATCAAATGCATTTTGAATAATTATAAATTTTTTTTTACTTGGATACTCTAAACCATAATTTGTTTTTAAATAATTACTACATAATTTAACTATATCTGTTGATATATCTTTAACACTATTACCTTTTGTATAACCTATCATTTTTAAACATTTTAATCTATCATATTGTATTGACTTTCCATATAATGAAGTTGTTTCAATTGCCAATAAATCATCATCATATTTATCTTTATAAAATACAATTAATTCTTTTGAAAATGCTAATGAAGCTAATAACTTTCCTCCATTACAATTGAAACCAAATGGTTGTAAAGGAACACAAGTTGATAAATTTATAATATTATTTAATTTTTTAAATTTTTCGCTATTAGACCATCCAATATAATTTTCTCTATCTTCACAACTTTGAACACTACTACTTAAACTCATTATACCTAAATATTTATTTGTATTATTATCTTTAACCAATATATATATTTGTCTTCCAATTAATTTAGAATTTTTTAATTTTTTTAAACTTGAAACAGTTCTTCTATAATAATTCCAAATATCTTTTAATTCTTTATTATTACATATTTCTAATTTAATTGATATATTTTTAATTTCATCAAACGTTTTTGGATTAAAAACTAAATTTTCATAAAATTCTTTATCTTTTAAAAATTTTTCGTGTTCTAAAACTTTTACTTTTGATAATTGTAATATTTTTTCTTTTATTGTTAATTCATTATATGGAATTTTATTTATTTTATAATTATAAATATCTTTTAAGTGTTTAAAAAATTCATCTTTTGTTAAAGTATTTTTCATTATATTACAAGTTTTACAACAAGGAACAATATTACCAATTATATAACCAATTGAGGAATTTAATCTGTCTATTCCATTACATCCATTTTCAAATTTATTATTACAATAATGACAATTTTTTTCAATAATTGAAATATATAATTCTTTTGATATTTCAACACTTTTATCTTTTTTTTCTGCATAATGTTTAAAAGCACTAAATATATTTCTATTTCCATTTTTAAATAATTTTGAATATTTTTCATTAGATATTTTATCAATCAATAAATTAATGGATAATAAATATTCAACCATTTTTAAAAAATCATCAACTGAATATGTTAATTTCATATAATTACAATCTTTACAACAAGACACACAATTATTTTCTGTATAAGCATTATTTGAATCAATTCTATCTATACCATTAAATTTAATTAATTTATTACAATAATTACATTTAGATTTAATTAATTTAAATACTTTTTCATCAGTTAAATTCCATTCAATATTTCTGTCTTTTGCCCCTTTTTTAATATAACTTAATTTTTTTTTTAATTCATCTCGAGAATTACGATTAGACTCACTTTTACAATAAGTATTATAACATTTTAAACATTTGTTATTTTTTGAATTATTTGGATTAATAATATCATTGCAATTTTCACACATTATTTTATCATTATTTTTTTTATTAAATTCCTTTGCTTTTTCCACTTTTTTATTATGGCGTTTATTATCCATTTCACAATTTTTAATTCTACATTTTATACAAGCTGAATATGTATCTTCATCAACAATTTCAAAACATCCTCTAATCCAATTTTTACAAACTTTATTTCCACCATCTGATAATTTTTTCCATTTTTTATATGTTTGATGATTTTTACAATATTCATCATCTTTTAATGCTTTAAATTTACAAGGTGTTCCATCTGGTTTTTTTCCAATACAAATATTATTATTTTCTTTATTTTTTTCTTTATTTTTTTCTCTATTAATTTTTCCTCTTTCTTTACATTTATCACAAATTTTTATATTAATAATATTCATTCCAATTGGATTTTTACAATCAGAACAAAATGTTATATTTGGAACATCTTCTGGTTTATAAATATCTTCATAACAAGAATGCCTTTTACAATAATTATTACCTATTTTTTTCCAAGGACAAGGTTCCTTTTTTTTATTTATCCAACCACATTTGTTTTCCATATTATGTATTATAGTGTTTTTATAATAATGTATTATAAATAATTTTTTATATTATTTTCAATTTTTATTTAAAATATTTTAAATAAATAAAAAATATTAAATAAAGGTTCTATGGATGTAATTCATATGAAATAAGTTAATTTTAATTAATTTAATTAAAAATAAGTTTTAAAAAATATAATATATATATTGTTTTTATTATTCTGCTTAATTTGAATACGCAAGTCCTCCCATACCACTCATAATTCTCAACACATTATAATTAGTGCAGTAAATGAAAGCTTGAGAAGTATTTCCAACAATGCTCAAAGGAGGGGGAGTTCTGGAAGGATCAGCATAGGGGATTTCTCTGTAAAGACCCATACTGAGAACAGTGTTGTCAATTCTTGAAAGATTGGCAGTTCCAGAAGGTTGATGTTGTTCGGGGTGAAGAGCAAAGGAGAAGACATTGACACCATTAGCAGGAGTAGAGGTGTGGTAGTTGTAAGTTTGGATAAGATTGAAGTAAGCACCTTCTCTGGGTTGGAATCTATCTTGACCGTTAAGTTGAATAACAGCTTCAACAACAGGGTTGTATTGGTTGTTAATCAAAAGACCAGAAACAGTTTGGAGACAAGCCCAAATATCCATAGGAGAACCAAGACCATTACCAGCAACAGTTGTAAATCTGTTATCAACCCAATCAGCAACAGGAACAGAAACATCTCTTACAGTAATATCATGATCAACAGGTCTAACTTGGTAAGTAAGAGAAGCAGGAACAGGAGCACCGGTTTCATCAATTTGAGTATAAAACACAACAATGTTAAATCTGGTAACATAATCACCAAGATTGTATTCAGGTCTATCGGGATTGGTAAGAACATTTCTTCTGAAAAGAAAAGTTCCATTAGCATCCGCTTGTAAAAGTTCAGCCATATCTTTGGGTGTAACACCTGCACCATCATCAACACCTGCACCAGGAACATATGTAAATACAACATACTTAGAAGCATTTCTGGTATTAGAAGTAACAGTATGGGGTGTATTCCAGACATTATAATCAACACTAGCAATATCAACAACAACATCACTAACATCTCCAGAATCACCAACAGCAACTTCACCAGCAAGAACATTGTTAGCAGCATATCTAAGAGCCTTTTCCCATCCGTTAGATTCTAAAGAAGCTTCACGGTTGGAGTAGCAAAGGAAGGGGGAGTTTTTGCTCCAGTAAGCACCAGAAACAATTCTCCAGATGAATTCCTTTGAAGGATGATTGAATTGAAGAGTAACTCTAAGAGGATTTTGGGTAACAGCTTGGGAACCAGTGAATTGAAGTTGAGTAATAAGGTATTCATGACCAATTTGAGCGAATCTTCTTCTTTCTTCAGTATCAATGTAAACATAGTCAACCAAGAGAGAACCATTGTTGAATACACCAACACCATTATTAAGTCTAGCAAGATTAACATTGTTGCTGTGAACAATAAGTCTTTCAAAGACATTAAATTGGAACCAAAGTCTAACTTCATGATATTGAAGAGCAATAAGAGGAAGAGCAAGACCAGTGTTAGTGTTGCACCAGAACATAAGAGGGACGAAAAGGATGTAGTCTTGAGTTAAGTATCCAGTAGAATCAGGAGATCTTAAAGCAGTTAATTCATCAACATCACCAATTAAAGCACGGTAAGCGTTGTTGTTATTAACATCCTTAGTAAGGTCATGCCAAGTGCTCATCCAATGTCCCCATTGCTTGTCAATTTGAGTTCCACCAATTTCAAATCTGATTGAATCAATTAAGAAATTACCAACTTCTCTGACATAAGCAAACAAGTAAGCTTCTCTATCTAAAGCGGAAACACCTGAAAGTTGGTTCATAAGAAGTCTATTTAATTGAACTCTTAAGAACATTTTAGTGACTAAATCACCATTTCTAGTAATAAGAACATTGGCTTCCTTTCCAAAATCAGCATTGCCGTTGAAAGTCAAATTGACAGTTTCAATAGCAAAGTTGGTATGTCTTCTATATACTACCTTGAAAAAGGTAATTTCAGGATTTCCAGTTAAATAAGTGTCTTGAGCACCATAAGCTACTAATTGCATTAAACCACCAGACATTAGTTATATAAATTAGAATTAGAAAATAATTTTTGAAAAAATAAATATATTATAGATTTTTATATTTGGTTTAAAATTTTAATAAGAATTTTTAAATTCATTTATAAATATTATTAATTAAAATTAAAAAAATAAATTTTCAATTAACACTATTTGTTATTTCATATAAAAACAGCACATTTAAAATAATTATTTCTTATATATTTTAAAATAAATTTTGTTGTTTATAAGAATTATTATTATAAAGAGTAAAAAACTTAATAAAATATTTTTATATTTAATTTATGTCAAATTTCAAAACAAAAGACACTAAAAATAAATATAAAGAAGAAATAACTTCACTTGATTATTCTCATACAAATTTTATCAATAATATGACTAAAAAAAGAAACACAAATGAAAAAAAATTAAATAATATTGATAAATTAAAACAAAAATTAGAAAATCATGATAAAAATAATATTCAAAATAAAAATTATTTAGAAGAAAGAATTAAAATTTTAGATGAAATAGAAATTATTAAATATAATAATGAAAATAATAATTATAATGAATTAGATTATTATTTTAAAACAAATAATATTTTAACGGATTATTATAGTTTAGATGATAAATTTAATGATAATATTCCAGATATTTTAGATGAAAATAGTAATATTGAAAAAATAGTTTCAAAAAAATGCATTGATAAATTAGATATATTGAATAATATTTCAAAAAAAAATAAAAAAAATAAAAAAGTAAAAAATAAAACTAAAAATATTTCTTATTCAAAAAATATTTTTAATTTTATAGAAAATGATTCAGAAAATTCAAGTAATAAATCTAATAAAAAGAAAGTTAGTAAATCATCTTTATTTGAAGATTATAATTTTATATTAAATAATAAAAGTAAAAAAATTGGAGATATTTGTATTAATTGTAATTCAAATGATTTAAGTGTTACAAATTCAGGAATTTATGTGTGTAATAATTGTAATGAAATAGATAATTTTAAACCAGAAGTTGATGATAGTAATTATGATGAAAGTAGAATTAAAAAACCTAAATTACCATATGAAAAAAAAAATCATTTTTCAGATTGGTTAACACATTTTCAAGCAAGAGAAACTACAAATATACCAATTGATATTATTGAAAATATACAAAAAGAAATAAATAAATATAAATATACTGAGGAAGAAATTAAAACAATTAGTGATGTTAAAATTAAAAAAATACTAAAAAAATTAAAATATAATATTTATTATAAAAATTTATCATTTATAAGAACAAAAATAACCGGTGTTTATCCTCCATCTTTTAGTAAAAACGAAGAAGAAATACTAAAAGATATGTTTAAAATTATTGAAGAACCTTTTTATAAACATAAGCCAAAAAAAAGAAAGAATTTTTTGTCGTATTCGTATATTTTATATAAATTTTGTGAAAAATTAAAATATGATGCTAAAAAAAATAAAGATTTAGATAAATGTAAAAGATATTCAAAATACACAAAACAATTAATATTATTAAAAAGAAAAAATTTAAGAGAACAAGATATTACATGGAAAAAAATATGTGAAGAAATTGGATGGGATTATTATCCAAGTTTATAATTTTATAAATATATAATTTTTTTATAAAATAATATTATGAAATTTAATAATACATATATTAATATAAACAACTCATTAAAATTTATTTTATTTATTATAACACTTTATATATTTTTAATGATTATGTTACCTTGTTATAATAATAAAAAAATAAATGAAAATTCTTTAATATTATCTATCTGTGCTTTTGTGTCAATGTTATACTATATATTAGATTCATATTATCCAAATTGTGTTTTTTATTAATAATTTATAAATATACTTAAAGATAAAATATTTAATAATTATTATTAAAATGAATAAAGAATTAAAAGCGGAACACCTTGATATTAATAAATCATTTGTTAAAAATGTCAAATATCAACGGTTTTATACTTGTTCTATGTTAGCACCCAATTGTTTTCCTATGTCTAAAAGAGATAGTGTTAAAAATCAAGAAATTTATGGTTTTAAATTACATGGAGTTTATGAAGATGAAAAAGATCAGGAAGAACATTCAGACAAAGTTAGAAATATTGTTAAAAATTATGAAGTGTTTGGAGATAAAATTGGTGAATTAATTGAATTTGATGTTGATATTGCAGATACTGACAGGAATAGTAAAATTGTGTATAAGGAGGAGGAACAAAATGAGATTAATAATAGACAATATAAGCAGGAAATTTGCAAAACATATAAGGATAATAAGGATGAATTAAATTTTGCTGAGATTTTAAGTCAAAATCCAATTGAAAATAATTTGGATATTAATGAGAATTATTTTTCACAAAAAGAGCAAACTTTTGTATGGAGTATTAATGAAGCCAAATTTGCTTGTGTTAGTTTTTACACTCCTGAAATGATTCCTAATGTTCCTGATAAATTTAAGAATAAAAAAATTGCGGGTCATATTGTTCATGGGTTTTTTGATAAAGTAAAAGATGCTCAAACCTATGCTTATAGTCAAAGAAAAAAATACCCAATGATTTTTATTATGCAAGTGGGTAATTGGTGTGCATTTGATGTTAATTTAGTTAATAATTCTAATCCTGACCCTCAATTACCAGTTATTAGAACTCAAAAATTGAATGATTTTATGAAACTGTATTTGGATTCTTTGGAGCAAACCGCATTGGAAGAAAAGGAGAGAAAGGATAAGTATTTGAAGGAGGCTAATGTAGTAACTGAAGAATATAAACATTTGAAGAATAATGAAATTAAAGTAGATGATAAAAAAACGGTTGATGAAACTAATAATGATGATAATATTACATTAGATAATAATAATTTTAATACTGAAATGGATATTAATAAAAAGTTGGATGAAATTAAGGAAAGGAGAGAACAATTAGAACATAGAGTAAATAATAATCAAAATATTAGTATGGAAGAAATGGAAAGTAAATTTAATAGAATGAAAGAGTTGTATGAGAAATTAAATAATTAATTTTTTTTTATTGTTAATAATTATATAATTATGTATTTATTAAAAGGTTTTTCATTAATATTTTTAATAATTGGTATAGTATTATTAGTTGTGTATTTTATAACAATGAAAACAGTATCTAATGTAGAACAAAAGGTAGTATATAGATATATACCAAGAACATTAGAGGAAGAAATGGAAACACCAATATATATATCAGAAATTTTTAAAACAATGTTTTCACAACCATCAACTTGGATAGATTCAACAGATGATGATGCTATAAGACGAAAAGAAAATATGAATAAATATTTTATATCTCAAATGTAATAATATTTAATTCATTGTGAATATAGATGATTTTTTTCTCCATTCTTTATCATAATTACTTGAATGATAATTTTTTAACTGTTCACAACCAATCATACCAACTTTTGTATCTGAAGCTTTAAACCAAAAAACTTTTTCTTTGAATGGTTTATCCGCTGCTACATTTGCAATAACCATTGATTGATGATCTACTGTTAATTGTTTAAAAACAGTTCTAAATTCTTTCACATTTTTAAACATACCCGCATAATTATCATATAATTTTTTCATATGATTTTCAATATCCGTTGCTAATAAAAAGAAATAATCAAAATTACTTCTTAAATCTGGTTGAATACCTAATGGTGTTTGCATTGTCAACATAAATAATATTTTATAATGACGACCATTATACATTAATTCATACATCAATGGATCTTTAGACCATTCACCCTTGTCAGATAAACAATCATCCATTAATAAAAACGCACTTGGATTTATTGTTATGGCATGTTTTTTTTTGTTATTATATTTTTCTATCATTTTTTCTTGTCTTGAAAATAATTTTTCTAATATTCTACTTTCAAATTTATAATATATAAATGAATCTGGAAAAAATTCTGAGTAAAAAGGTTCTTGTAATTTCTCTGACTTTGATATAACAATCCCAACCGGGATTTTGCTTTTATAATGTCTTAATATATCTCTACATACCCAAGATTTTCCACTTCTTCTTTTAGCTATTAAAATTATAGCTGGATGTGATGCCATCATTTCTAATTCAAATTTATATATAGCTAATTTTTTACCATTTACAACAACATATTTAAGCTCACTCATTAAATTTATAATTATCTTATAAATTTATATATCAAAAAAAATTGCAAAATTATTATTTTACAAAAATATCATCTAAACTATTATTATTTACAATTTTATATTTTTTATTATTTATCATCAATCCATCATCTATCATTGAAAAATAACATAATATAATTAATAAAACTATAGCAGTCCATAATAATGTTTTACTATAATCACCATAAAAACAATTATTACTCATTAATTTATTAAAATGAAATATCACATACATTACCACAAAAATTATTAATGCTGAAACTAATAAATTTTCTTTTACCCATACTGACAAGCTATTCATTTATATATAATTATACTATAAATATTTTTATTTTACCATTTTTTCAAAATACTCTGACATATCCTTATCTTCTGAAGCTCTTATTGATTTTACATAATTTGTTTCTAAATTTGATACTGTATTTATATCATTTATATTATTTACAATAACATTATCATTATCATATTCATCTATATTTTCTTCCGCATTTTCATTGGACACTTCATTGAACTCTTTATTATTATCTTTAATAGATACTTCATTATTACTTTCATAATTATTTTTATTTGATACTTCACTATTATTTTTATTTGATACTTCATTATTATTTTCATTATTACTTTCATAATTATCATTACTTGTTTCTTGATTATTAAGTATATCAACATTTTGATGTTTATTAACATTATTAATAAAAGATGAATTATTACCTCCAACAGTATTTTGTGTATTTAAATTAATATTATTTTCTTCAATAACATCCTTAACTAATTTTTTGATTTTATTAATTTCATCTTGTTTAGATATTTTAACATTTAGTTTTAGATAATCTTTAATTATATCATTATAATCAGGTATTGATTTTTTAATAGAATTCATAATGCAAATTTTAATTATATCATTTATTTCATTTCTTTTTATTTTTTTTAAAAAATAATCATAATTATTCTCACAAAAATAAAATGTTTCTAAAAAGCAAGTATGAATAAATGACACAATATCCATTTTTTTATAAAAGTCATTATTTAAATATTTGTCATCTAAAAAGCTTTCATCTGTGTTAGGGTTGTATGAAATAAACAATAAATAACTTTTAAAACAAGCTCTAATTAAATTATCAAAATAATCACTTGTCTTAGTTTCAAGTTTTATTCTATTATATTCTTCAGAAATTTGTTGATTATTCCATCTATATATTTTTTCAATATACATTCTAAAAATATCTAATTTTAATTTATTAAATAATCTATCTTTTTCATCATTAGTTAAATTATTAATATTGATATTTTGTAATTTAAACATTTTAATAATTTTTTTATCTTTTTTATTTGAAATAAAATTTGTTTTCAAATTATTAAATATATTAATTGAATGTGTATGAACTTCTAAAACACTATTTGATAATTGTGGAGATATAATTGAGATTAAATAATTAATTAAATCATTTTTTGTTTCATTTAAATATACAAAATTCATTACTATTTAATATTAATAAATAGTTAAATTATTTTAAATGTTTTTCCGCCATTTTATAAATTTTTAATGAATAGTAATTTTTATAACTTTTATTTATTAAATTTAAGTTTATTTTATTTTTTATAAGATTATTCAATTTTTTAAAATTAAAAAAAAATAGCAATATAAAATATATATTTTTACAAAATTTTTTATGATACGATAGTTCAAAAATATTATTTAAAAATTCTACATAATAGTTTAAATTAAATTTTATATTTGTATTATTAAGTAATATTTTTTTTAATATTATATAATAATTTAATTCATTTTTATAATTAAATAAATTAGATTTAATAATATTAAAAATATTGATGTTTAATAAATAATTATTTAAGATATTTATAAAATATATATCTTTATTTTTAATAATAATATTTATAGCTTTATTTATTTTAAATAATCTAATTAATGGATAATTAAGCAATTTGATATATTCAATATATAAATCAATAAAATTTTTATTGGATATTATATTTTTTTGATTATTATCATTTATATTTTCATTAAAATTTAATAAACAAATTTCATTAAAATATTTATGTAAATTATTATATTCTAATTTACAATACATAAAAATAATATTTATTAAAATATTAATTTTTTAACTTAAACATATTTATAAAATCAACATTAAAATATTTGAATAATTTTTTCAAATAATAATTATTTATCAATGAATATTTTGCATATATTTTATCAGATAATTTATTTTTAACTTTATTAAAACATATCATTTTTTGTTTTACTAAAAATTTTAATATAAAATATATATTTCGTGTATAATTATTATTACAGTCAATATTTTTTAATAATTCATTTAAGATATTATTATTAATCTTTGTTTTATCTGATAAATTAAATGATTTTAATAATTGTATATAGTTTATAACATTACAATTCCCAAATATTAATAATTTATTTATTTTTTTTTTGTATTTTTTTAGTAAATATGATTTATTATATTCAATATTTGTGAATTTTTTATTTTTTAATTCGTAATTATTTATTTTTAAATCATTTAGCTCATATAATCTAAATAAAAAATAATATTTTGAAGAAAAATAAAAATGATTATATGACCAATTGTTAAATTCTAAAATACCATCATTATTTTTAATAAAATTAATTGTATCAATATATATATTAATAAAATTATTCATTTCTAATTTTTTTTCTATATAATCACATGGATCATTAGTAATTTTTAATTTTTTATTTTTAGTATCATTAAAAAATTCTTCAGTTTTTTTTATTAAATATGTAAAATTATATTTTAAAAACTTTAATTTAAAATAAAATGTTTCACCTTCAATTTTTTCATTATTATTTATTAATAAAATTTCATTTATGTATTTTTTATTCATAATATATTACATACTATAAAAATATATTTTAAATTATATTATTCAAGATGATATAATATTTTAACTTTTAACCATAAAAATATATTATTTAAGTGAAATATTATAAAATTAATAAAAAAATAAAAACTTATTTAAGCAATTGTAGTATTACCACCTCTTGCTGAATAGAATGACGCATCTTGAGGTGTCATACAAACACAACCTAAACCATCCTTAAAATTCATACCACTATAACTATTCGCAACATATTTATCAGCATATTCACAAGCCTTTTCAGGGTCCATATTATCTTCACCACCACTTGGGTTTCTATAAACAGCAGGACAACAATATTTAGAAACAGGCATATTTGAAATATCATATTTTGCTAAATCACCTGTGGGGTCAAGCATATACATATTTTGAAATTGATTTCTTAATTGTTCGTTAGAAAGTTTGTTTTGTTCTGTATTAATATCATAATCATTTGTATCTTCTTTAGTCCATTTATAACCATCATTGGTATAAGTATCTTTATTAGAATTCATAGAATAACCATCATTATTGGAAGATGGTGAAGTGTTAGGTAATGGTGATGTTAAAAGTTGTCTTGGAGATACTGCACCAAATTCCATAGCATTTGCAATACCATTTTTATTAGTCATTACAAAATTTCCTGTATTTTGAAAACCTTCTCTTGGAGATACATAATCACAAATTCTTTTTCTTGAAAGCCAAACAATGACGACAATTAAAATAATACAAATAATAATTTCTTGATAATTAACCATATTATATATTATTATGTATATAATTTTTATTTAATCAAAAATAAATCTATACTTAATATAATTATCTTTTTTTATTATTTATAATTTTATATTTTTTTTTTATATTTTCAGTATTAAAATAACCTCCTTCTTGAATATTTTTAAAAAATGTAAAATTAATGTTTTCCATAATGTTAATTACTTATAATAATAATTATAAAATATATTATGATTGATAATTATAAAAAAATATTATGTTATAATATTTTAAATAAAAAAATATGCTCTTATGGTGATAAATGTTTATTCGCCCATAATTTAAAAGAACAAATTATAAATGAAAATAAACAAACAATTATGAATATGATTTTAAATGATATTAATTTATCCTATTTTAATATATGTCAAGATGATAATTTTTATAAAGAATTATTAGTTTTTACAATTAGATGTAATAAATGTTATGAAAATAAGTGTAATGGAGGTTATAATTGTAAAAATGGTGCTTGTAGTGATAGTTTATTAATATGTAGAGATGATTTAATTACGGGCAAATGTAAAAATAAAGTTATTAATAAATATTGTTGTAATGGCATTCATTTAACTGAAAAAAATTTAATACCTTATAATATTCAATTATATATGTATCCAAATTTAAATTTTGTTATAAATAATAATATTCAAGATAGTTCTTATTTACTAAATAATAAATATAAATTAGATGATGAAAATATTGTAGATATAAATGAAGTAATTGAAAATCATAAAGTTATTAATTTAAATAAATGGTAATAATAAAATTATATAATTTAATGTTTATTGGTGCAATTGTGGCTTTAGATAATAAAAATGGAATTGGCAATGATAATAAATTGCCATGGAAATTAAAAGGTGATTTAAAAAGGTTTAAGGAAATAACTGTTGGAAATGGAAATAATTGTATTGTTATGAGTAAAAATACATTTAATAGTATAAAATTTTTAAAAAATCGTGATAATTTGGTATTATCAACATCATTAATTATTGATAAAAAACAGGATAATAATTTGATTAAATCATTTGATAATATTAATGAATTGATGATTTTTTTAAAAAATAAAAACTATAAAAAAATATGGATAATTGGTGGTGGTATAATATATAAACAATTTATTGAATTAAATTTAATAAATTCAATGATTATCACTGTAATAAACGATGTTTATCAATGTGATGTATTTTTTCCTGAAATTCCAAATAATTTTATTAAAATTAATGAAAGAATATTGAATGAAAAAACAGAATTAGGTAAGGATACAAAAATATGTATTTATAAAAAATTAGAAGTTGGAATGAGTGTTTATTATAAAAATGATAATAATACTCTATGGAAAATTATAAAAGTTCATACAGATGATTATCCAGATTATTATTTTACAATTAAAAATGAATTTGACAGAGAAATACAAACAATAAGAGAAAAATTAAAAATTGTAAATAATTAATTAAAAATTGAATTTTTTTTATTTAAAAATAATTAATTAATAATTATTTAATGAAAATTGAAGATAAATATAAGCCACAATCAATAGATGATATTATTGGAAATAAATCACTTATAAATGATATTATTGAATGGATTACAACATTTTATGATACGACTGAGTTTTTGATTAAACATAAACTGTTAAAAGAAACAACAAAAGGAAGAAAAAAGAAAATTGTAGATGCTACGAATTATGAATTAGAATTAAGTAAAAGAAAATCTACACTTTTAATAACAGGTAATCATGGTTTTGGCAAAACTTTAATAACAAATTTAATTTGTAAACATTTGAATATAAATATTATCAATATAACTGAAAATATTAATGAAAATATTAATATTAATTTTTTAAATAAAATTATAAAACCAGATAAGTTTTTTGAGGAAGATAATAATAAAAAAATAGTTGTTATTGATAGTTATGAAAAAGTTATATCAAATAATGATAAAAAAGATATATTTGATTTAATTAAACAAAATAATTTTAGAAGATTAGTTCCAATTATTATTCTATCAAATGATAATCATAATACAAATTTATCAAATTTAAAAAAAAATGTAAATTTAATAAAAATAAATGAATTGCAAATTGATAAACTGAAATTATATATTAAAAACATTTGCTTTGAAGAAGATATTAATATTGAAAATAATAAAATATATGATAAAATAATTAAAAATTCAAAATTTGATATAAGAAAAATATTATTTAATCTTGAAATACTTAAAAAAATATATAATAATGAAAATATTGATGAAGATAAAATTAATTATATTTTTTCAATTTTAAAAAATAAAGATTTTAATAATGATTTATTTGGAATTGTATCACATATTATTAAAAATAAATTTAATATTAATGATTGTATAAAACTATTCAAAATACATAAAATGATATTACCTTTAACTTTATATGAAAATTATTATAAATTCTGTGATAATGATAATTATAATAATATTATAAGTAATTTTCAATTTGGTGATTTAATTGAAAATTATATTCAATCAGAACATAATTATGATTTAAATATATTACATTCATTAGTTAGTTGTGTAGTTCCATCTTATTATATATCAAAAAATTATAATAATAAAAATGAAAAAATTGAATATCCTAATGATTTAAATAAAACAACAATTAAAAAAAAATTTAATAAGAAAAAAAATAAAAATGATATACAAAATAATTATTATTATAACAATAAATCTATAGAAGAATTAATATATTTAAATGATATTTTTGAATAAATTATTTTTTATAAAAAAAATATATAAATAATATATATAATGTCAGATCAAAAAGATAAAATTAATTCTGAAGTAATGAAATTGCTTAAAATGGAAAAGGATGATAGAATGTCTCTTTACAAGGAGTTCGAAAATTTAAGAAACAAATACAATGATGGTGATATTGTTGATGCTATTTACGAAAAATATATGGATGAATATAAGAGAATTATCAAGAGAGCTCTTAAAATTAAGGAAAAACTTTTTGACAAATACCCCAATCTTGAACCAAGAGAATATGATGCTAAAGTTTCTGCTTACCAAAAAAAATATGATTTTTGTGATGAAGAAAAAAAAGTTATTTTAAAATATATTAGAGATGAAAAGAAAATGACTTTACATGATAAAGATATTCGTTCTCTTATGCCTTTTACTCCTTTGAGTAAGGCTCTTGGATACAGACCCCAACATGCTGCGTATATGACAGGTGAAATGAAATTTAGTGGTAATGAAATGGAACATGTCAATAAAATTGTTAAGTGTCATCATGAAAATGCTCAACTTGCTCAAAGAGTTCAATTACAATCATTGGTTTACAATGATACTGAATTGTGTGCTTTGAATGGAACTGTTGATAGATATCAAGTTAATGATGTTTATTCATACATTGATCCCTTGTTATTTGCTCTTTTCATTCCTAAATTTGATAGTTTAGAAAGAAGAATGCTTTTAACATCTATTGCCAAAATGATTGTCACCAGAAAAGAAGGTAGAACTTTTCAAACTCAACCTGAAGTTGATCTTTTTGAAGATTTATGCAAAGATCCTTCTGAAACTCAATGCACCACTGAAATTGCTCCCTACAAGGATATTTCAAAGAGATGTGACGTCCAAACAGCTCTTTGGCATTGTGTTCTTTCATTGAGACAAGGAAAATATTATTGCAATGAAACTTCTAATTTAATGCACAAGTTAGAAGCTTGTAAGAATGTCATCTTTGATTCTCCGGACTTTTCATTTGTTAAGGATGTTGGACATATGGTTAGAAAATTATTTGGTGTTTTTTCATACAGACCTATTCATATTATGACTGAACCCGCTCAACCAGTTTTGAACCTTGGATTTTCTACCTCTCATATGGCTGAACTAAGTGTTGGTATTGAAACTACTATTCCTATTATGACATGCAGAATGACTTCTGAAGGTTATGATGCCACTCCTACACCTGGTTCATCTGGTAAAGATATTATTGATTTTCAAACTTCTGTTAAAGGAAGAAATAACATTTACATGAAAGGAAAACATATGGTTGTTAAGAGACAAACTGTTATTCATTGTAATGGTGTTCTTGTCTTCTATGTTCCCAGAAGACATCAAGGACCTGCTGGTTCATCTTCATATGCGTATGGAACAATGGTTCCTAAAGAATTACCAATTACTACCACTACTTTAGAAAAAGTTAATAATCATGATATTCGCTATTGTGATACTGTTACTCTTGATAGAGGACAAACATTAAAACTTAGATCTGTTGTTGTAATTGAAACTCTTTATAATGAATTGTTTGGTGAAAATGGAAATGAAGTTATTGTTGGAACTAGTGCTATGGTTCTCCCTAAAGGAGAGGGATGTGGTTATTATTACTCTCCTATTGATGGCAAATGTGAAACCAGAACTTTAGATACTACCAATTATGATAAGATTACACCAATTACTGCTATTAATTCTACAGATTTTAAATCTCAAACTACTAAGTATGGAACTCTTTTTGTTTATGAAGGTGAAACTTCTGAAACCAATACTCCTTACAGATGTTAAATTATTAAATAGTTTTTTTATTTTAAATTTATAATTTAATTTAATTATAAATAATTAAAAAATAATATTAAAAAGATGGTAAATTAAAAGTTGTTGTAACACTTGGTAATGTTCCTTTTCTTCCTGCATTATTAACATTTACAGGTAAAGGAATTGGATTAATTGGAGAACTTATATCTTTTAAATATCCTTGTTCCATTTTAATCATTGAAATCATATCTGGAACAATTCTTTGAATAGTTGAGTGATTTAACATTTTAACTTGTCTAACTAAATTATATGGTTGATTTAATCCATCAGCCACATATACCGAAAGCATTACATTTATTAAATCAGTTTCATTTTGATTTACTCTAATAACATATTTTCCTTGTGTTCTTATTAACACTTCTTTTTTTATTCTATTTTGTATTCTAATTATATTATCCTTTGAAAAAAATAATTCTGATAATGGTGTTGGTTGTGATATATTACCTAATAATGATTTACTTATTGAACCTTCTGTGTCCCAATTATTTGTATTTGGTTCATTCTTAAATCCAGTCATATTATTATTTTCAATTTTAACAAAATCATTACTTGTATAATTATTTAATTTGCTATAATTCATTTCTATATATATATTAATTCATATAATATATTTCTTCTAAATTATCTACAGATAAATTATTATTTTGTTGTTGAATATTAACACTTGAACCTATTGAATACATTGAACTTATTGGAAGAGAAACAGCATCACTACCTTTTTCTATTATAAATAAACCTGAACCAGGCGATTCTGATTTAATAAACATACATATTTTCCACATATCACCATCTTGTCTAACACATAAATCTCCTTTCTTTGGTGTAAAATTATCTTGAATAATAAATTTTGTTTCATCTGGTTGTTCTCTACCTCCTTGAGCCCTTAAAGGAGTTCCAATTCTATCATTTATAAAATTATTAAAATTTGTTAATAATATTGTTTCAAATATATTTGAACCTAAATTTGATGTTGAATTATTATTTAATAAATTATTTATTTTTACTATTTTATCTAAAATTTCTTGTGATGGAGGAACCAAATCTTGAGCTTTAAAACTATCAATGGCTAAACACCTCTTAGCATTTTCCATAATTACATTTTCAATATTATTAACATCATCTCCAAATTCATCCTTACTTAATATTTTACAAACATTTTTACCCTCAGTTATATCATGATTATCTGTATTACATAATAATAAATATCCAGTATTTTGAATATAATATTCAACTTGTTCCACAACATATTTATAATAATTAGGATTAGCTGGTGTTGTTGCAAAAGATTTAATATAAAAATTATTATTTAATTTCATATCTTTATATGTAAATTTCTTTTGCCACATTGTATAAAATACTATAATTATTTGAAATAATACATTATCCCACATTTCTGCTGTTTTATATCCACATCCAACCTGTTTAACTAAATTTCTATCCATTTGAGCTCTATTAGAAGCCCAAGTATAAATATTAAAATCTGCACCTTCTGTTAATATAATTAAACACATTTGTGTTTTTTTCTTTTGTTGAATGAGACAACCATTACTATCATATTTATTATTACTTATTTGCTCATTGTTAAAATTTACATTACAATCCTTTGATATAAAATAACAATAAGAACATATAAAATTAGGACAATACTTATCTTTATTAATTTTTTGTCTTATAAATTGAAAATATTTTAATTCTCTTATTATATTTGAACTTTTATCAATTGACAATGATGGAATTGTTGGTATTCCAGTGGATGATAAATTATTTGGATTAAAATATGTATATTCTTCATTTGTTAAATTATATACTCTTACATTCATTATTGTATGTTTATCCGCACAATCACATCTCTTTGTTTTTTCATTATATTTAATTGGATAACAAGAACTATACATTAACATATTCTTTGGTCTATTTTTATATTTATTATTTGTTAAATTATGAGGCATAAATGGCGTTAATTCAATTAAATTTAATCTTGAATTTAAACTTTCTTTTCCACCTGAAAAATCTTTATGTTCTCCATCATCATTTGTTATAAATGTGCTCCTAATATAATCACATAATACATTTCTATCTTTTAATTTTTTAAATGATGAATATACATCATCTGGTGGTAATATATCTTCAAATACTCTTTGAGCCATTATGTGATTTGTATTTAATCCATTTAAATTGATATTATAATCTTTGTATATAAATGGATGGGCGTATTTATTAAATTGTTGATTCATATAATTTTGAAATTGTGAAGGAACATATGGAGTGGAAAATAATATTTCATTTCCAGGTAAATTCATCATTTTTGTTTTTATCGGATCTTTTTCTTGCGAAGAGTTAATATTTCTTTTTTGAGATGGTAATAATTTTTTATCTTCTGGTTTATAAGGACCTTTATAAGGATATTTAGACTGTTCTTTTGTTTCCTCTTTATTTTCTTTATTCCTTTCATCTTCCACAACTTTTTCATATGATGGCATAACACGCACACCTCCTCCACTCATATTATTTTCTTGATATAAAGGCATCTTTCTTTGTTTATTTTTTGCAATATTTTTATCATTATCATTTACTTTTGATAAAAAAAAAAATCATTATTTAAAACTGGCATCTTCATTTTTTTTCCACCATACATATTTTGCTGATTTGACAACATCATATTTTGTTGTGCCATCATATTATTTATCACATCTTGTTGTGGCATCATCATTTCTTGTTGTGGCATCATCATTTCTTGTTGTGGCATCATCATTTCTTGTTGTGGCATCATCATTTCTTGTTGTGGCATCATCATTTCTTGTTGTATCATTTGTGGTTGTTGAAACATTTGTGGTTGTTGAAACATTTGTTGTGAATTTCCTAATATTGGCATAGGTTGTTTTTGAATTCCAAAACTTGAACTAAAAGCATCACCCATTGTATTAATCATTGTTTTTGATTGTTTATCACTCATTGACATTGAAATACTATCATCATCTAAACTATCAACATTATCCAATAATTCTTCATAACGCATTTTTTTATTTGATTTCTTTTTATCTTTAGTTTCTTTTTTATTGTATTTTTTATTAATATTACTAATTTTAGATTGAAGATTTTTTAATTCTGTTTTATCTTTTTTTGTCATTCCTCCTTCAATAATATCTTCTTTAATAATATTAACACTTTCACTATCATTATCATCACTATCATCACTATCATCATCACTATTATTATCATCACTATCATTACTATTTTCAGTTTCTACTGTTTTAGTTTCAATACTATTTACAGTAGAATTTGTTACATCATTTTCTTCAGAAGATGAACTGTTAGTAATATCATCACTTGAACTGTCTTTAAGAATTTCAATTGGTTCATTATTTTTTAATTTGGTATTTTTATTTTTTATTCCTCCTTTTTTGGCTTTAGGTGGCATTATTATAAATATATTAAATAAAATATTTTTTGTTAATATTTCATTTGGCAATATATTGAGTTTATAGTCTTTATAAAATATATCTTCATTTTTGATATTTTCATTTAATATATCTAATGAAATAATATCACTTATAATTTTTTTAATATTAACTTTATTTTTTGAACTATTATTATTTAACGATTTAAGAAAATTATAAATATCAAAAGAAGGATTATCTAATATTTTATCTTTGTTTTCAAAATTTTTTATAGTTTCTAATGTTGAATATCTAAAATCACATAATTTACATATAAATTTTGTTTTTAACTTAAACTTAATATCACCAATATTTAATATAATTTCTTTTTTTTCATTTAATTTTTCTATAATAAATGAGTTTATAGTAAAGTAATTCATTCTAAAATTGTCAAGTTTATTAATAATATAATAATACGAATATAATACTTGAAAAAGTAAACAAACTAACTCTTCAAATGTCCTTTCATCATTTAAAAATTCTTTCATAGAAATATATGACCTAAAATTTTCATAAACACTAATACAATATTTATCATCAATTTTATTTTGTTTAAATTTATCATTAATGAATGGTAATAATTCATTATTTAACTCTAATGTTTCATACAATACGTTAAAATTACACATATTTATTAAATAAAATGGAATATCATTTAATATTACAAATTCAGACAAAATATAATTAATAAATAATCCATATGTAATATCAATAAATGAACTTGAATTACGATATTTATTATCATATTTTTGAATTATTAATGTAATTGGAAATCTGGAATTTAAATATTTTTTTAAAATAATTTTATGTTTATCTTCCAATAGTAATTTAAAATTTTTTTTATCATTAAAATTATTCATAAGAATTTTATTGTAATCAAATTCACCTTGTTTTAATATTCTTGACATATCAATATTTTCAATATTTACTTTTTTATAAACATAATCTTTTTCTATATTTTTTCTTCCCTTATATACAAAATTATATATTAATTCTATCATATCATCAATATTGTCATAATTAAAATTATTATTTTTACTCATTATATACTTATAATATAATTTACTTTATAAAAAAATTGAAACAATATTATTATATATAAATAATAATAAAATAAATAAAAACAATATTGAAAAATTATTAAATCAAAATAAATGTTATTATATATTATACCCAATACAATTTAAAATTGTACTAAATATAAAAACGCTTGATGCATATAATTAAATATACACCGCATAACAACAATTGACACTATAAAGGGTTGTCGTTACTTATTGACCTTTTTAAATATGTTGGATATTCTTTTTTTAATTTCCAGGTTTCTATTATATTCAACATATTTAAACAACTATTTTTATC